CTATCTCTGGAGAACTAAGAAGGATTGCAGCCATTTTTGGCTGACAATGAATAATTTCTACAACTTGACCATCAATTACAAATGCAATATTTTCAGTGATAGTAGAAACATCTGGGGCAATGTTTTTCTTAGTAAGATACTTATACTTTAATCTTGGGTAGGGGTTTATTCTTCTAGTTTTATGAGCAAGGCGACCCAAAGCATCAGATCTCTTTTGCTTTTTAAACTGCTTAGATAATTTTTTATACTCGTCCAATTAACTCACCTCAAATTGATCAATAGTACTTGTGGCAGCAGCGCCATAAGTAACTGCTCCCTTAAGTATACCATGAACTTTGCTCTTTGTTTGACCAGAGATCGTAGTTGCTTGGCTTGATCCAATTTGAGTGGTAGCACCTGTATTAGAATATGCTGATACAGTTACTGAGTTTCCAGATAGTACTGTTTTAATTGCTGCGATTGTTCCAGCAAATGCTAGGGTTGCCACTGTTGAAATGGTTCCCGCAACATTTTTAATAATCTTAACCTTGTCATTATTTACACAGTTACAGGCTGAGTATACAAGAGCGTTGGTGGCATTACATTGAGTTCCATATACTGCTGTATTGGTAGCATTACACTGTGTGCCATATACTGCTGCGTTGTTAGCATTACATACTGTTCCATAGACTGTTGCGTTGTAAACATTACACTGTGTGCCATATACTGCTGCGTTGTTAGCATTACACTGAGTTCCATACACTGCGGAATTTGCTGTTGCACAGAAAGTTGCTGATGTGTAGTTTGTGCTTGCACAGAATGTAGAGGCCACAGTTGCATTGGCTGAAGTACATCCATAGTTTGGATTTACTGCATTTGTTGAAGTACATCCATATACTGCGCTTGTTGCAGCAAATGATGCACAGCCATAGTTTACGTTTGTTGGAGCATATCCTGTACATCCGTAAGATACGTTTGTTGCAGCAGTTGCGTTACAAGTAATTCCATATGCTGCTGCTGAATATGCGTTACATGTAGTTGGTCTACCAAGGTTTCGACAAGATGTTCCTGTTGGACATGATCCACAGTTTGAACATGGGGAAGCATTTCCACCACTGCCACCGTAAGGTGTACCTGTTGCTACTAATCCATAAGTAACTGCGCCTTGACCATATGTTGAACAGCCACCTGCTGAGTTCATGACAGTTCCATAAGCAGAACATCCTCCTCCACCGTAACCAGAAACTCCATAAGAGGTACATCCTCCTCCACTGTAACCAGAAACTCCATAAGAGGTACATCCTCCACCGCTATAAGAGGTTACACCATATGCTGCACAGTTACCACCAGAGTATGAAACAACTCCATATGCTGCACAGTTACCACCAGAATAGTTTGTACCATAAGAAGCACAGTTTCCTACTCCGTAGTTTGTTCCGTATGTAGCACAGTTTGATGCAACGTTCATTACAGTTCCGTAAGTTGAACAAGATGGTGCCACATTCATTACATTTCCGTAAGTAGCACAGGTAGAGTTAGCATTAACTTGAGTTCCATAAGTAGAACAAGTAGATGCTTGATTTAAAACAGTTCCGTAAGTTGAACAAGTAGATGCTTGATTTAAAACAGTTCCATAAGTAGAACAGTTTCCGCCAGATGAACATGTTTGACAAACTTGCTCTGTATCAACATATGTTCCCCACCAGTTATTTGAGTCTGTTACCCAAAAGGCTGTTCCAACTCCTGGGCCTACGCCCTTGGCTGTTATGGTTACATCTTGTTCAGAAAAGTTGAGGGTTGCTAGTGGGTATGATGATCCTGAATCAGAAGACGATGCCATGTTTGATGAAATACCCCAAGATCCACGAACATTGGACCAAGAAGCCCCTGTTGCTGTCTTGCCAAGACTGGCAGAGTCAGAACGAACAAATGTTTCTATAACATTCTTTAAGGCCTTTAATCTTGAAGATACCTTTGCGGATCTTCCTCCTGTTTTTCTTGGCATTTAAATCTCCCTGGTTTCGTTTTTTTTAATACTGTTATGCTGTTAGATCTCCAGTAAGTAGCCATTCATCAGTATCTACCTTGACTAAAACCATAGATGAGTACTGAGTTCTTGACTTATTCTGAGAATCTGTTGATCTAATTGATGTTGTTCCTGGAGTTACTGCAGTTACTGTTAGTTGTCCTGCACCAAATTGATAAAATTCAATGTACGTTCCGACTGGGAACGCTACTGATGCGTTGGTTGGTACAGTAATACTTGTTGCTGTTGCTCCTGTAAATTTAATTGATGCGAACTTATCGCCAAGAGCAAGAACTCTTGTTGTTGTTGCATCAGGTGTAAATGTATAAAGTTCTGGAGTCTTTGCAGCAAGTGATGTTGTAACTGTTGAAGCAAAGTTTGCGTCATCACCAAGGGCTGCTGCTAACTCATCAAGAGTGTTGAGTGCTGCTGGTGCTCCTGTGAGAAGAGCATTTACTTGTGATGTAGCATCTGCGATTGCTTCTGATTTAGCAGTAGCAATTGCTGAAGCCTGGGCTGTTGAAACTGGCTTACTTGTATCTGCAGTATTATCTACAAGACCAAGCCCAACCATTCCTTTAGTAATACCAGCAACTGTGCCAGTAAAAGTAGGAGAAGCGATTGGTGCTAGTAGTCCAAGGGCTGTGTCAAGTCCTGAAATTTTAGATGTTGCAATTGCTGCAGTGGCTGAAACTTTTGCGTTTGTTATTGCTCCGTCTGCAATTTTTCCTTCTGTTACTGCAAGTGCAACAATTTCGTTTGTTCCAACCGAATCGTCACTCATCATTGATTGTGAAATTGTATTAGCAGGAAGTGTTACAGTCCCTGTAAATGTTGGAGAAGATAATGGTGCATATGTTGTTGAAGCAGTTAAGGAATCAAGTTTTGCATCAAGTGCTGTCTGTGTAGCAGTTGAAACTGGCTTTAGTGCATCTGTTGTGTTATCAACATTTCCTAGGCCTACATGTGTCTTAGTAACACCAGATACCGTACCTGTAAAAGTAGGGGATGCTAGGGGTGCTTTTAGATCAAGCGCTGTGTTAACTGTCGCTGTCAATGCTAGTGCTGAAGTATCTGCAATACCATGTACATCTGTTGTATCAATAGAGTGTGTGCTTACTGCTGAGTCCGAATAAGTCTTAGTTGCGAGTGCTGCAGTGTCTACAATGCCGTGAATATTTGTTGTAGCATCTTTGTGAGTTGTTACTGCATTATCTGCATAAGTCTTAGTTGCTACTGTTGAATCTATGTCAATAGTAATTGTATTTGCTTCATCATCATAGGTCTTGTCTAATCCTGTACCCGCAACTAGGGCAGCGTTTACTGCTTCTTGTGCTGCTTCAGTAATTGAAGAAGACTCTGCTTTAGCATCTAGTTGTGTTTGAACTGATGAAGTAATTCCATCAAGATATCCTAGTTCTGTTGAAGTAAGTGTACCAATTGATGTTGTTGCTGGAAGAATAACTGTTCCTGTGAATGTTGGGTCTGCTGATGTGGCACGAAGTCCTACAGCAGTATTTAGGCCAGAAATGTTTCCTTCAATAGTAGTAATGTCAGTCTCAATTGTTGAGATATCTGAAACCAAATCAGTAACTGCTGATTGTGGGATTGCGCTAAAAGTATTGCTTGCACCAGACATTGTCTTATTAGTTAATGTCTGAGTGTTAGTTGTTCCAACAACTGCTCCTGTTGCGCCGTGTGTTGTAGTATCTACTTCGTGATCACTTAAATTTTCTGCTAGTTGGTCAGTAATAAGAGTCATTGATGCAGCGTATGATGCGTCATCATTTACTGCTGCTGCCAACTCGTTAAGTGTATTAAGGGCTAAAGGAGCGCCATCAACAAGTGCGGTAACTGCATTATTTACAGCAGTTGTAATTTCTGTATCAAGGCCGACTAGAGAAGGAATTTGCTCAGAAGGAATGACTCCTTGAGCATTAAGAGAGGCAACGCCATTTGCTTGGCCTTTTGTAGTAAGAGGGACATAATCATCTAGTGAGCCACCTAGATCTTCAAGGTTCTTGAAGTAAGATAGGTCTTCCCACTGATTAACACCGTCACCAATTTTAAACTGGTTGGTATCTGTTTCGAATCCAATTTCGCCTGGGGCTAAAGTTGGGTTTGCTGTTGTCCATTGTGTCGCAGTTCCTCTGCGCTGTTGCATTCTAGTTGCCATTTATATCTCCTTATGGGTGCTGCCCATTATTATCTATCTTATTATAACATCAATTTAATTGAAGTTATCTACTGCACTACCGCCATCAAAAACAACTGTCCAAACTGTTGAGTCTGGTCCACCTGCATCTAATCCTACACCCAATGGGCTGTTAAAACTTCCTCCATTATAGAACTGCGAAACGATGAAACCTGTTCCATCAATTGCAGTATCGTGAATGTGTTCTGGAAGATTATTTGTATCATCAATAGTTGCTTGGGTATACCAAGTTCCATCGTAATAGAAGTTAACTCTGTTTGTTGCAGTGTCTAACCACATTGTTCCATTAGTTGGTGAAGAAGGAGCAGTAGCGCCAACAGCCATTGATCTTGAGTCAACATACTCCTTGGTTGCTGCGTGGCTATTTGATGTAGGTGTTGCTACCTCAACTGTCCCGCCAAAAGAACCACCGTTTGCAACGATGAGTCCATTCTTTACCTTGAAGTCTTTTGCGACTGTTGTCATTTACTACTCCCTCTTCCAACTATTTTTATTTTTTATTACGCAACAAGTGTTCCGACAACAGTAACTGTTGAGTTATTGTTAACGGTTGTAACCTGAAGTTGTACGTTTGATCCTGAAATACCTGCTGAAACTGATGACGCTGAGCCATTTGTTCCGACAATTCCGTATTCAGTAATTGCAATGTTGTCTGAAGTATCAAGTGTCAAGAGGACCTTTGAGATTTCAGTATGTGTTCCGTAGGCAACCTTTACAAGGTATTCTGCTGAACGGTAGTCAGCCTTTGCAAAAGCGTGGGCTGTCTGAACTCCTGCTGTTGGTGCTGAAAGTGTTGCTGCAACTTGCTTAGCAACTGAGTTTAACTCAACTGCTGTGAAGTTTGGAACAACTGCTTCAAGAGCATCTACTGCACGGACATCTGTGAAGTAAAGGTTTGTTGTACCCTCATCAAGATCATCAGTATCAGAATCTGCTACACCGTTTTCTGCGGTAATAACAAGGCCTGAACCTGAACCTGTTATGGTAATGTTAGTCTTTGTAGCGCCAGTCAAAAGATCTGCTGCTGAAGCCTTGGCACGAGCATCTGTAAAGTACTGTGCTGTTCCTTCTGCAACATCATCTGTATCAAGTGCATCTGCGTGTGCAATTGCTGCTGCTTGTGCAGCATTTGCCTTTGAAGTAGCGTCTGCTGATGCTGTGGCCTCTGCTGCAGACTTTGCTGCGTTAGCCTTGCTTGTTGCATCTGCTGAAGCAGTTGCTTCTGCTGCTGCTTGTGCAGCGTTTGCCTTGCTTGTTGCATCTGCTGAAGCAGTTGCTACTGAGGCTGAATCACCTGATACTCTAAGTGCTGCTTCTGCAGCAACCTTTGAAGTTGCATCTGATGAAGCAGTTGCTTCTGCACCTGACTTAGCATTGTTAGCCTTTGTAGTTGCGTCTGCTGATGCTGTAGCCTCTGCTGCTGCTTGTGCAGCATTTGCCTTTGAAGTAGCGTCTGATGCAGCGTTTGATTCTGCTGTATCTACATAACCCTTAGTTGCTGCATGTAATGATGATGTAGGGGCACCTGACAATGTCAAGGCTCCAGTCATTGTGTCGCCAGCCTTTGCTACCTTTTCACCAACTGCTGTAGCAAGGTCTGTTGCATAATTTGGATTATCTGAAATTGCTGCTGCTAATTCATTAAGTGTATCAAGAAGTGCTGGTGCTGAGTCAACAAGTGCTGCAACTTCGGCATCTGTGTAAGCATTTGCTGCTGCTTGTGCTGCATCTGCTTTTGCAGTAGCATCTGCTGCTGCTGTTGCTTCTGCTGCTGCTTGTGCAGCATTTGCCTTTGAAGTAGCGTCTGCTGATGCTGTAGCAACTGATGCTGAATCTCCAGAAACTCTAAGTGCTGCTTCTGCTGCTACTTTGTTAGTTGCATCTGTTGCTGCTGCTGAGATAGCGTCTGCTTCTGCTGCGTCAGCCTTAGTTGTAGCATCTGCTGATGCTGTTGAAATTGCATCTGCTTCTGCTTGATCTGCGTAACCACGAGTTGCAAGAACATCTGCACCCCACTTAACAGAAGAGCCTGCTGCTGGAGTAAGAACGATATGAGAATCAGAGTTGATTGTCATTGCTCCTGCCCCAGTGAAGTTAAGTGTATCTCCAATAGTCTTATTTGTTAATGTCTGTGTGTTCGTTGTTCCAACTACCGCACCTGTTGCACCGTGTGCTGCTGTTGCTGCTTCGTGATCTGAAAGATCTCCTGCTACTACATCTGCTTCTGCTGCTCCTGTACCTGCTGCATCATATGCAGCGTTAGTTGCATCAAGTGCTCTTTGGTTTGTGAAATATTGGTTAATTGTGCCCTCACCAAGATCATCGGTATCGTGGTTTGAAATATCTGATACTGTACCAGTTACGTTACCAATCAAGTCTGCTGTAATATCACCAGCAGCAAAATCTCCAGTAGCATCACGCTTTACAACTGTGTTTGCTGTGTTAGCAGATGTTGCTGTACCACCAATAAGATCAATAATATAATTTTGATCTGCTGTTTTCTTTGTAAGAACGTCAAAGTTGTTGACTGTCGCTGTTGTACCTTCAACAATGAGACCACTCTTAATTTTAAAATCTTTATTTACTGTTGCCATTTTTTATATCTCCTTAGTTATGCCTTAAGTCCCATACGAGCATATCGTACGGTGACTGGCTTGATCGCAGGATCTGGAGTGACTGATAAAGCCACGGTATTTCCAGTGCGAGAGACATTAATGGTGCCAATATTCCCATCATTGTCGATTGTTCCATACTCATTAACAGATACATCTGTACCGTCAACAAGAATACTTATTTCGGTTGCATAGAACTTATTGTCCCCTGCTGTAGTCTTGGATATTGAAATAATATACTTGACCATTCGCCATTGTGTGGCATCAAAATTATCAATTACAGTTACGTTTTGAATATCCGCAATTGTATTTTCGTTGTTGTTACCTGCTGATCCCAACTCTGTTGCTTGGGATGAAAGGGTATCAATTAAATCTACATAATTTTCTTGAGTGGGTCTATCACCTGTTTGGAATAACCCCTTAACGCTTGAAACTGATATCTTAGCCATAATGGTATTATAGCATCTATTTCTAACTAATTAAAGAATGTAATTGCTGTATCCAATTACTTGTAGGGGAATTGCTGGGGTATTTCCTAAGCCAATTGCCTGTACCTGTATTGCTGTAAAACGAACCCTAAAGGGTAATACTTCGCTTATAGATACAGTTCTTTCAAGGTTTTCTATTTGAACTACTGGGTAGTCAATTGGGAAAATTCGTTTTGTGTTGTTACTTAGTTCATCAAGAATTATTGCTGTGGCCATTAATCTGTTACATCTTCAAGAATTTTCATGCTGCCCTGAGCAACTGTCCAAACTCTTGTTGGGTCTGACACTTGAATATCAAAGATGTCTCCTGTTTGTAAGACATTAGACTCTTCTGCTGTAAGCCAAACTGTAAACTCTCCAACTAAATCGTCTTCATCTGCAACTGGATGCAATGCCATGATTGTAGTTGCGTTATCAGTGATGACTCCTTTGTCTGCTGCAAGGGTTGGTCTTTTAATCTTCATAGCGATGTCCCATTCAGATCCAGCACCCTTTAAAATTAGCGGGACCTTTGCATCATCAGTTACATAAACCTTAAAGCCAGAAGTATCTCCACGAACTACAGTCCAAACAACTGTAGGAGGTTTATTTCCTATGTCGTATGATGTTTGAGATCCTCTTAAAGTTGCCATGGTTTATTATATCACTATTAGGCTAGTCCAGCCTTTAGTGCCCCCCATGTACCGTTGCCTTTTGCCTCAACAATAATTGTTCCAGCAGTAGCAGCCTGTGCTACTATTCCTACTGCTCCTGAACCACCTGCAGGTCTTGAGTTTGTCAAGCCTCCAGTGGCTCCAACATAAAGAACATCTCCGTTAGCGAAAGAACTTGTATTAATATTGTTTAAAACTCCTGCAACTACAACAACTCCTGATGCACCTGATGCTATCGCTTGTTTTGCTAATCCTAGAATTGGGGAAGTTGTTGGTGTTGCTTTTGAAACTGTTGTTGCTGTTGTGTATCCCGTTGCATATACGGGAGATCCTGCTGTAATTGCAGATCCAGAATTATTTATAACATTAATTTGAATAATAGATAAATTTAAAGCGCTCAGCGTTTGACTTACTTCTGAAGCCAAGTCTTTAATATCTCCATGAACATTAACTGGATCAGAAGACTCTGGGTATGGTAATGGGAAAGATCCGCTTGTATTTGTCATAATGATTCATTATACCACTTTTCAATGTCTACATTTGCCATTTTAAAAATAATGTGCTCAAAATTGACTTTTGGGGTAAAATTATGTTATACTTGGTAGTAACAACCCTGAAAGGGGTTTTTCGTTTCTAAGGAGGAAACAGATGAACATAACACAAGATAAACAAAAACTCATCGGAATACTCACGATTATAGTAATGTCAGCACAAGGTTTAAATGCTGCTAATGCTAGTGAACGCAACAACTTAAGTACAAAACCTGTAGTTGTAACAAGTCAAGCCTCGCAAGAGGCTTTAAGTGTTTCTACAGAGCAAAAATTAAAAAAGTTTGAAAATAAGGGTTCTCTAACCGATGGTGAACTCAAGGAACTTTTATACCTCGTTGGCTTTAGGGGCAACGATCTAAAGGAGGCTTGGGCAATAGCCAAAAAAGAGTCTAATGGACAACCAATCAGATTTAATGGAAATACTGGGACTGGCGACAGTTCTTATGGTATGTTTCAGATTAATATGATTGGCATGCTAGGTCCTGATCGTAGAGACAAGTTTAACCTTGTAACTAACTCAGACCTTCTAAATCCCGTTGTAAATGCACAAATTGCATTTCATATGTCAAACGGTGGAAAAGATTGGTCAGCCTGGAAAGGCTTGACTCCAAGAACTAAAGAATGGATGAATCGCTTTCCTGAATAGGATTGTCAGACAAATCTGAGTAAAAAGACTGAGTATCTGGGTTAAATTTTGTTCCTACGGGAATATCATTTAGCCCAGATATTTCTTTTATAAAGGCTGCTTCGGCTTCTGGGGAAACATCAAATGTAGCCTGAACTACATTGTCTACTATTAGGGCAAAACTTCTTGGCTCTGTCATTACTCGATCTCCTCTGTATATAGTTCTTTCTCTTTGCCCCATTTTCCTATAGGGCATTCTGCATGTGGGAGTTTTGTTTTTGCTTCCATAAAACAACCACACTTTTTGCACTGCTTGGTCATCTTAATCAAATGCTTACATCCTAGACAGGCAGCAAGTCTTGCTTCTGCAACCTCTGGCTTGACCCTACCAATATTTTTATTAAACATATCCCAAGGTCTTACTGGTTTGTCTTCTGACATAAAAACTCCCTTTTTATTAATTATATCATATCAAGAATCTAGGTGATCTTGATCTACAAAGCAGTCTATCCAGGACTGTAGTGAAGAGATGTCTATTAAAGAGTATCGTTCGTCAGCCAAATTACCAGTATAAAAATCATTCAGTCTCTGAGCAGATGCCTGGTCATTTTTGATGTGAGCCTCTTGATCTCCATCCCACTGCCTTTTTCTTTTTTTACCGCTGTAATCATGAAAAATATAATTCCTTGGCGGGGCAATTAACTTAACCCCTTTTTCATAAAACCTAATAGAAAGGGTTTGCTCCTCTCCATTAAAATATATACATGGATCATATCTAGTATTTAAAAAAGACTCTGTTTTTCCAAAAACCATGCCTGCACAAAAGTATCCAGTAAGCATTCCAAAATCTTCTCCAATATACTCTGTATATTTACAGTTATATCTTAGTGTCTCACTTTCTGAAATTACCCCCTTTACTGCAGTAGGTCTTTCAAATTTATCAGAATAAGTGTTTCCATATTCATCATAAACATAACCTTGTGGGTAAGAGGTCAGGATGATCTCACTTGTCCAATTACTATAACATTTTTTATAATCATCAACAAGCATCTCGTCCCAGTGTTCAGCAAATCTTGAGTGGCTATCAATTTGCAAGAAGAAGTCATGCTCAGGCTTAATAAAATCTTGAATGTAATTTCTTGCGTATCCTACTCCAGAAGAATCTACATAGTTGATCTTTTTATATGTGTAGTCTGATACTCCAAATAGGTCAAACAGATTTTCTAGTTTTGGATGTTTGTCATCTTCATCCTGAGAAAAAATACAAACGTGAATCTTGCCTAAGTCTTTTGCTTGAGATAATAGACTATACAGGGTGTTTGTTAATTCAGCATCACGGAATGATGCTATAGAAACAAATATGCTATCTACCACTTTCCGATTGGACATGTTGCTGCCTCTAGACCTGTTTTGATTTTCATGAAGCAGCCACACTTTTTACATTGAGAGGTTACCTGTATCAATTCTGGGCAGGCTTTGCATATCTCAAACCTTTCCTCCCCCAAAGTCTTTTCTGCTTTTTTTGTTTTTGGGTTAAGCAAATCTAATGGAGTTACTCCATTTTTTGCTTTGTATTCTTCCCAACGACTTGTCATTGTTTATCCTATTCTACGGTAGAAAATCAGTAACGTCTTGATTTAAAATTATAAACTTCTCACCATCAAACTGTGCGTTTGGAGATTGTACATACCTGCCATATGGGTAGTCTGCTAGATCCAATATCTGTGGGCTGCTTAAAAGAATACTTCCAAAATATTCAGAGGTATTAAAATCTTCTAAAGTAACTCCATTATTAATTAATCTCACAGTGATTCCTTCATTATCTGGATACTCATTTGATACATCAAGTATATCAGTTGTTGCTAAGAACATGCTTGCATAGTTTTTATTTAATGGAAGATCATACAAACATTCTCCATCAATCACCCACACTAATGCCTGCCCCTTACCTTGATCAGACTGAAACTCTATATCTATATCATTAATCATTTATTTTCTCCTTTATAGGTAAGCACATCTATATTCAACTCCTGATGTACATATTGAACCGCTACCGCAACCTCCGCTGCTGCATCCTTGAGATACACAGTCTTGGTTCGCAACGTTAAATGATGTACAAAGTCTGGATACCTCTTGTGCTGCAGTTGTTGTAGTCGTAGTTGAACCAGTAGCAACACAACCTGTGTCAGTAGTAACATTATCGCATGTTCCTGGAGTCCAACAAGTATAAGTGTTCATTGTTCCAGAAGCACATACAGATGTTGAAACAGATCTTGTGCCAGTGTAACTTCGTGCTGGATCGCAAGTATTTCCAGAGCAGTCAAGGCCTGTTGTTGTCGTGGTTGCAGGGGATGCTGTTGTCGTTGTCGTGGTTGCAGGGGATGCTGTAGTTGTGGTAGTCGTTGGAGCAACTGTGGTTGTAGTAGTAGTTGGAGCAACTGTGGTTGTAGTAGTAGTTGGAGCAACTGTGGTTGTGGTAGTTGTTGCAGCACCACTTGTAGAAATAGAAGCACTGGCATCTGCTAAATAGCCGTTGTTAGAATTTTTTGCGGTAACAAAAACTGTATGTAAAGTGTTTGGAGCAAGACCAGTAAATGTCTTAGATGTTGACCCTGTTGTTTCTGATGGATAGACTGCATCATTATCAGAGTATTGAACAGTATAGAATGCAGTTCCTGCTGGAGGGTTTGACCAAGAATAAGTTACAGAATTTGTAGTTGAAGATATACCGCTAATAGTAAATGCACCTGGTGCTACAGTGGTTGTAGTTGTAGTTGTAGGTGCTACAGTAGTTGTAGTTGTAGTTGTATTTACAGGTGGACAACTTGTTGGTGCTGCAGGCTGAGAAACTATTGAAACCGAAATACTTGTTGCTGGAGGATTTAAACCTTGAAGAAATGAAGTGTAGGCAGCAATTGCTTGGTTAATATCTTGTACAAGCGTGTTATCGGAATTAACAGGATATGATTCTTCTACAGGGGTTCCGAGGAAGCAATATGATAGATACGCTGTACCAGTTGCTGGTGCTGCAGTTGTTGTAGTAGTTGTTGTAGGGGCAACCGTTGTAGTGGTAGTTGTAGTTGTTGTAGGGGCAACCGTTGTAGTGGTAGTAGTAGGATTATTTGCAGGATTTGCAGTAAATGTTGATGAACCAGTAGAACTTGTATACCCATCCTTAGATGCAGTTATATAAACCGTATAGGATTGATTTGGTGTTAAATTTTCAACAATAAATTCTTCGGGGAATTCGGGATTCTGAGTTCCAAGAGTAGAAGTATAAGTTGTTGTATATGTTGAATCAAAGTTAGTTATGTTAAATGTTGCATATACTGATCCTGGATAAACTTGCCAGCCAGCATATGTTTGAATTACTGGTGTTGGTAGTGTTGGAAGTGGTGCAACAGTTGTTGTAGTTGTTGTAGTTGTAGTTGTAGGAGCAACTGTAGTAGTAGTTGTAGTAACAACTGGGTGAGCAAAAGTAATGGTTTGTGAGTTTCCAGCACCAGCACTATTTATCACAGTTATAGTGACTGTATAAGACTGCCCTTCAGTCAAGTTAACAAGGTTTCCTGGCCATGTTGCAGTGTATGCTCCATAGTTGTATGGTGATGGATATAAAGATGAGTTTCCAGTAAACAGATAATTATTTATATTGCTTCCAGACCAAGAAAGAGTTCCAGTAGTAGTACCAGTTTTTGTATATGTTAAATTACTTATAGTTGCAACTGGGGCTGATGTTGTTACAGGTCCACTGCCACCGCCAGAAGTTGTTGTGGTAGTTGTTGTTACTGCTACATAGTTATAAATAGAAAGATCAACAGTGGTTTCATAATCAACTAGAGTTCCAGATGCAGGAGTTTGTAGTGCAACCTTATTTGATAGATTAGAGTCTGATGTTGAGGTTGTAGAAATAATTGAGGCAACAGTCAGTCCTGCTGATTGTATTGCTGAAATTGCTTGTGCCTGTGTAAGTCCAGAAAGATTTGGTACTAAGACCATACCTTTTGATGAAGACCATAAGCCAAGGAATCCAAGCATCTGATCCTACGCTTTCAAATCGCCAATAAGAATCCATGCATTTGTATCATCTTTTACTAAAACAGCGCCAGACCATTGTGCTGCAATTTTTCTATTTGAATTCTTGCTATAAAGAGTCACTCCTGCTGCAGGTGCGATAGATACTTCTCCACTACCTTTTCTAACAATCTCAATTTTTTGTCCAACGACAAATGGGATTGTTGCATAAGATGGAATAGTAATTGTTACGTTAGACGATGACTCAACTCTAATTGTTTTTCCAGCATCTAAAAGAACTATTTGATAGTCTGCAGTTTTGGTTTCAAGCCAGCAAGAGTCATTATAGTTTCTCCACTTACCAGCATGATAATATTGAATTTGATTAATTTGATTTCCTGATGCATCTTGTCGTACAAAAACAACAAGGCCTTCAGGGGGTGCGGTGATTACAGCATCTCTAACTGTTGATGTTGCAAAATTATTTACTCCTGCTTTTGATACAACAACATCATTTAAAGATACTGTAGAACCAAATGAGTGTGCTCCTGACCAGTCAAAATTTGCTGCTGCATTTGTAGTTCCAGAAACTGGATACCAAGTATCAGTACCTTGATCATAAATGTATGCTGTTTTACCAACGCTACTAGTTGTTGCCATCTGATCTCAACCCCAATGCTCTTAGTTCTGCCTCTGTAAATCCTAGTTCAACAAATTTGGCAATTGCAATTTCTTTTAACATCTGATCTCTTTCGTCACTCATTATGCACCTATCTCTAACCAGGCAGTACCTGAGTATACATACATTTTTAGTGGTGATGAGTCTGAGTCTACCCAAAGCATTCCTTGAGTAAGACCATTTGTTGGAGCGGTTGTTTGATAACTTGCAGTAGAAACAATTTGAGTAACTGTTGCTGTTGAGTTTGAATCCATCCAAATATATCCCTCTACTGGTGTTGTAGGTAAAGTTGCGCTATATTCAGAACCAACTCCAAGGTTTTCTTGTGCAGTAACTCTATTTGATAATGACTGTAAGTGGCTTGCAATAGATGGAGTTGTCAAAGAAGAAGTGTTAGTATTGGCACCGTCATAAGTATACGAGCCATAGTGATATAACTTTAGCGCTGCTTGTATATCTGCTGCGTCTGAAAGTGCTGGAATCTTGGTATTGAATAAACCAGTTCCGTTTGGGGTACCGTCAATGTTCTCAGTCATAAGTTATCACCACTTTAGATTATACCACGGTAATGAATAGATGGACTGTTACTGATTTAGCCAAATCTACCCAACCTGTTCCGTTATATTCAACCGCTTTAAAAAGTAAAGGCAGAGATAATACAGTATCTACGCTCTCCAATGGAAGAACAGAGACTGAAGAGGCGAGAGGTTCGTCATTTCCAGTTATTGAGTACTGAATGTTAAAGTTTGCCGAAGTTGCTGTTCCAATCATAGAAGATGGGACTAGGCTTGCAACGGGAATATTGACTCTTTGTTCTCCTGCTGCAAAAGTTACAGACCTATTTACGCTATAAGTATTTGGAATTAGTTTAAACAACTTGCTCCAAGAATTAGTTCCACTTACATTTTTGTATTGATAAATATATAGATAGTCTACATGCCCTGGATTTGTGTTTATACAAATATCAAAAACATTTGGATTGGAAACTGGAAGAGTTGAGGTTGGGGCGCCTGATGAATTTGTATACCAAAGACTTCCACGTGTTCCAGCAGGACCAAAATCAAGGTCAACAGAAATAGAGGCTGGACCACCAAGTACCGTCATGTCGTCTGTTGATAAAAGTACGTCTGCCATATTATTCCTTAATCAGGGAGTTCCAGAGCCAGTTGCGACTTGATCTGTTACGGTTATAAATCCGTTTAGAAGAGTATGAACAACTGGATAGCCATTTGCAGAAGTGTTTGTAGAAACCTGAACATCGTAAACATACTGTGTTCCTGCTGTCATTGTTAATCCGTCTGCTGGTCTAATTGCACAAACAATATGTGTTTTGTCATCAGAAATTTTTGAATAGCATGCTCTTTGATTTGCTACACCAGAGGCTCCTCTAGATGTAGAAAAAACAAATTTTGAAGTGTCATAGGCAACTTGAGGTGTTGATGAGTTTGAGTCGTCGTCATACAAAAGAATAAATGCAGATAGGTCAAAAACTGTGCCATCTGTCTTTTTAGGGTAGATTTTAAACTCGTAGGTGTCACCTTTGTAGTAACTAATATTTAATTCTCCTGGAAATGCCATAGTTTTATTATACCACGCTGACGTAGATAGAATTAAGGATTACGGATGCGTCAAAATCTGTTCTTAATTGAGGAACTGCTCCGTTACCCCACATTTTTTGGTTTTCAATAAATACCTGCTGTGTGATAGATATGTTGTAGGTGTGTTGATATTTAAAAGACCCTACTAGGTGTGCAATTTCCTGCTCGTGTGATGGAAAGAAGGTTCTCATCCAGACTTCAGTATTTTGAGTAAAGGTTGTCAACTCTAGGTTGTAAGTTACAAAAACTTGAGATCCTATTTTTAGTCCTTTAAAATTTAGCATTCTTGAGTGTGGATTCCATAGACTTACACAGTCCTTTGGCAAAAATTCCTCATTCTTTTCTCCATCAGAGATGTATAGGCTTACCCATCCGTCAGTTCCTCTTGTTGCTCCTAGCCTAATCTCAATTTCAGAATCTGTAAAATATGAAGACCAACCTGCTTGTTGACCTGAAGAAGATAAAGAACTTAATCCGTTTTGTCCAGAAGATCCTTTTTCTCCCTTTTGTCCCTTTTGTCCTTCTGGGCCTTGAGGTCCAACTGATCCATCTTTTCCATCTTTGCCATCTCTACCTGCGGGACCTTGAGGACCTTGTGGTCCAGGTACTGGAAGAAATGATAGTGTATTCTCTTGGTATGTATTTTGATTCTGTTCTACTTGCGCTGCGTAGCCAGACTTTTTTGCACTGGGAAAGTCCATAGATTTAGAAGCAGCCATGGATTGATTATCTCACGGAATTATGATTTTACTTTAAATATTTTGTTCTTAATTTTAATTACTGCTGGCAACTCAGGTCTAGGAGTTGATACTTTTACAACTGCCATTATAGGCTACCTGTAATATCTCCAAGGACAGAGATAGTTCCAATCAATGGTGTCCAAATGGTTTCTCCATTAATAGTTACTTGAAGGTCAAAAGTTAATTCCGTTACAACTGGTTTAAAACCAAACCCCCATAGTTCTGTAATAGATGCAGGGGCAAGAATATCAACATATCCTGTTCCACGTGAAACTTCCAGGGAATCAAGAATGTCAGACTGAGGATCATAAGTAGTAGCCTCAAATGTCCAATCAGATATATCAAAATATGTTACTTCGTCATCTTCTAAAAATTCAACACGAAGCGGAGAGGTATCTCCTCTAACAATCTGCCATTTAATTCTGGCTGGATCTGCTCCAAATATCTCAGGTGAACAAAGATTCATAATACTTAGATTATACCATAAAAAAAGACTAGTACTCAGGCTGGTGGGTATGAAGGACAAACCAGAGTACTAGTCAACTTAAATTATATCATATCAGTACAATCTGGACACTAAGATTAAAAGTTATCAGATTGTTATAATGGTTAATGTCCGTTTTGTCTTCTTTGTAATACTTAGTCAAAACTGGGATAGTGTATACTTAAAATATATAAGAAAAAAGAACTATCTTTAAAGGTTTATATTTATATATCTTATATACTATATATAGCAAATAGGCAAATTAGGTTATTTACTATTATCAGCAATATGCTTAATTAGAATTTGATACATTTCATCAAGTTTCTTTTCTTGTCGATCTCTAGATTTTATAGAGTCAATTCTCTGATCGTCTAAAGCACTTTCTAATCTTGAAACCTGATCTTTGAGACTCGATCCAGAATTAGGCTTAAGTTCGCTGAGATAATGTTTGACTAGCCACTTGATAGAAAAGGCGATTGATGATACAATTGTAAGTATCGCTACGATTAAGGAAGCCCAGTCTTGTATTGTCATAACTATATTATTATAACAGGAGTATTTGAATAAAATGAAAACAGCCATAATCAATACCCTGCAGCATTCGACAAATCTAATTATATCCCCAGATGCAGATGGAATTCTTTCAGCAGAGTTTTTAAATCGACATAACGGTTCTAAAGTCGTCGGCACATACGACAAAAATATTTTATGTCTCGCCGATGGTATAGATCCGTCAGAATGTTTGTTTGTTGATTGCGATATGAATCGTTCGGAATATGTGTCAATCGGAAATCATATGAGGCTTTTAGTCGACGGGATGGCACTAAACTCGTTTAATCCGAATGTACACTTCGCCGAAAAGATATACACTAACAAGTTCCCATACGCAACCGCTTTTTTAATCGCCGACGCGATAGAGGTTCCTACATCTCACTCTGACCATCTACGCATGGCATATGCAGATTCGACTCTAAGAAACATGGAGTCGTATGCAAGGAATATGCGAGCATGGTCTACTCGGATGAGCCATCCTTCTATTGACTACATTATTGAGAATTCTCCAGAATCTATTGAAGCAGATAATCTATTTAGAAAAACCCAAACAAGCCAAGCATTGGTTTCTAAGAGGTTTGGAAAGGCTAGGTACATAGATACCCTAAACAATGCCTTTGAACTCTCTGGTGTGCCCTTTGAGCCGATTTTAGACGGTAAGAAGTACGTGTCCGACAAGGTAGGTATTAACACGGTAATGAGATATAGTAAGGATATAATTTCTTATGCTGAAGTATATATGGGAGAGTATTCTGTTACATATGATGAAGAGGTTGATTGGAAATGATTCGTATACCTTCGATTCCTCCGCTAGTTGGTAAGGTTAATGCTCCAAAGATAAATACAAACCAAAACATAAAAACAATTTTTATTTCTATTGCAAGTTATCGAGATCCAGATCTTGTGAATACAGTTAGAAATGCCTATGAGAATGCTGCATTTAAAAATAGGTTGTTTTTTTCTATTGTTTCCCAGGCTGCCCCACAAGAACATCCAGATCTTTCTTTTATTCCAGAAGAACAACTAAGATATGAAAAAATTTCTTGGCAAGAAAGCCAGGGAGCATGTTGGGCAAGAGAAATTGCATCTAGAAGAATTGAACACGATTATTATTTACAAATAGATTCTCATTCTAGATTTATTCCAAACTGGGATAAGGTTGTTCTTGAAAATTATGTTATGTGTGAAAAACATTGGGGATCTGATATAGCCTTTACCATGCACCCAAGAGGTTTTAGAAGAAACCACGAAACTGGAGAAGAAAACTTTTATGATTTTGGAAAGAAGCCACTAGTCGGTTTTATGGGCTGGAAAGAAGGAGAGTCAATGCCATGGCCAATATGGTATGACGTTGAGTACTCTAAGTACGGATATGAAGCCTACTTCCTTTGTGCTAACTCCTTGTTTTGCGATGCAAAAATTATAAAGGCTATTCCATATGATCATCAACTGTACTTTATTGGCGAAGAACCAACCTTGGCCTTGAGGTTTTATACCAGGGGAGTCAAATTGATCAACCCATCTTTCCATTATATGTGGCATGCCTATAACGACGAGTACAGAACAGATAAGAGAAGGCTACACTGGGATGATAACCCCGATTGGGATAACATGAACGGGCATTCTTATAATAGGGCTGCTAAGATTCTAACTGGGGATATGTCTTTAGGCGTATATGGCATAGGCTCAAAAGAATTATATGATCAGTTCCAGGAAAAATCTGGAATTACCCTGCATGATAAGCGTGAACATATCATAGGTCACTATAAGGTATAATGTTTATATACGATCAGAATAAGGTAAATTATGAAGCATGAATATTTAAATGGCGATGCTATGGAAGAAATTGTTGTAGATGAGTCTATTGAGTTGTTTATTCTGCACCCTCCGTATTTTGGAGTTGACGTCAATAGATATGCTAGACCTGAAAAACAACTAAATAAAGTAAAAAACAAAAAAGCCTTTATTAAAAATCTTGTCAAGGTTACGCACAACGCAGCCAAAGCCTTAAAGCATAATGGAAGCATTCTTATGGTTCTGCCATCATCAGATTATGACTTGATGCATAGATATCTATCTACCGTTGCAAAAAAATCAAATCTTCAACATAATGTTACTATGGTCTGGTCATACTATGATCAGGAAACCGCTGATGGAATCTATCCTTCTTACGCATATGTTATACATCTATCAAAAGGACTTCCCAGACATGACAAAGAGTACATTAACAAACACCTTAATCCTATTTTAGAGTTTAAGAATGATCATGAACAATTGAGAGAGTTATACGCTACCCTGGCATATACCTCAGATGCAATGTCATTAGAATTAACCAAACACTTAATTAAGATGTTTACACTTGAAGGAGATACTGTTTCAGAACTCTTTGGAGGAACAGGAACTGTTGTTCTTGCAGCAGAAAGCACAGGACGCAACTCTGTCTATAATGACATATCGGAGATACAGTTAAAACTTGCTAGGAAGCGTTTTGCTGATTTTAAGAAGACTGAGAAGGATTAGTCTTACAGGTACAGTTACCACCACAGCCTTCTTCTTTAACAATGTCGATTGCTTCTTTAGATGTACCCTTTTTTGGAGACAGGATCTGGAATAGTTTCATAGATTCAGTATAGCACAAAATCTGAAAAATTATTTATTTTCACTTTGTGGTAAATCTGAATATTTTTATTAAATGTACGATACATAATTTTAAAAAAAGCAAATCAAAATAATAGTGAGCACATAATTGTGGATCAGATACTAAATTGATCTGCTAAATTGATCTGCTAAATTGTTGAGGCATAGGGTACCACCCTCATTTAATTGGATGGTACCGCCCCCACTAACTATGTTTTGACCCTACTTAAAATAGGGACTACCTTTTGGTCATAGTGGTATTTGAGTGTTTTGATGTCCTCAGATTGCTTAGCATCTATTTTGTTAATACCTAAATCTTTTAACACTTTACTAGTTTCTACTACAATAGTTTTAGCAAATGCAACACCTAATAGTTTTAATCCTAAAGGTATTGCAACTACCGCGCCTATTGTTAGTACTAACATAATAATTGCCATAAAAATAAGTGAGTATTGGACTACATTAGCAAACCATTCAAATGGTGATGTAATAAAATCTAACATGTATCTCCTAGTCTGATGTAGTGAGTGTTGATACTGGAGTGAGTGAGTCTAGGTAATCTTGACGTACCTTAGACATAACTCTATCTATCTGTGCGTATGCGTTAGCACAGTTATAGCAATAGGTTTCTGTGTTAATGCCTAGCATAAAGGCATCTGTACCACTATAGACCAATTCTGTTGAGTCACAGTTAATTACCTTGCATGTATTTGTATTCATTTATTTATCTCTTTTCTGTTGTGCATGAACATGGGTTGATTGTTATTTGTTTATTTTTTTGTGTCACTATAGCAAGCGTGTTGCATGATGAACATAGGTATAGGTGCATTAGAATTCGCTATCCTTATCTAACATAGTAGGGATTAGTACAATTATAGCGCATAGCACTGACAAGGCTAGGACAATAAGGGGTAGGCTCATTTACTTACCTACCTTTTTGTTACCATATAGGGACATGTAGCGTTTAACAATATACTTAGCCTTATCCATAGGGTACTTATTGTTTAGTATTTGACATTGGCGTAATGTCAATGCGTACTTAGGGACAGGGGCGTAACCTGCTGCCTCTAATCCAAACTCTTTAGCAATATCAGAGCGTATTTCGTTATAGTAGTTATTTAATGTAGTCATTTTTGACCACCTTTCTTTTTTAGTTAATAGGGGCTAAGTTTTATTTGCTTTAGATTTATTTGCTCTATTTCTAGAGGCTCACCCTAAAGGCTCAAACTTTTTTATTTAATTGTTATAGTAGTAATACTAGCAGACATTTCCCGTACTGTCTAGTATACTCACTAGTAGTCTCACTATGTGGAGCGTGTACTATGTGATTTAGGTCACTTATTTGCTAGGCTCATATAACTTTTTGTTATCTTATTTGCTAGGCTCATTGACCTTTTAACTCTATTTAATTTTTCTTATACTAGTATAATAACACATCTACCCTTAAAAGTCAAGTTATAACACGGCGTGTCGCATGTGATGTCCATCACAAAACGCCGATAAAAAATACCCCCCCTATATACACACCCCCTATACAGGTACCCCTATATAGGTACCCCCATACAGGTACCCCCCCATACAGGTACCCCCTATGTATATACCCCCTATATAGATCATCGGCAAATGTGGTCTATATCACATGTGTGCTACATCACAATGTCCACAATGTCCGTTTTATACCCCCCTAAATGTCAGACCCCCCTGCTATACTTACAGTATAAAGAAAGTTGAGAAAGGTTCTCAAACTTAGAAAGGACATAAAATGTCAAATAGTATCTTTGGTCAGGGATTCGCTACAGTAAGCGATTACCCAGCAGGTTTAATGAATACCTGCCAATGTGGTCAGGTTGTTTTAGCACCTGCTACAATCCACGAAATGTGTACACCAGAAGGTGACAAGTATGGTAGAAAATGCTACCATAGTCGCTGTGGTAACTCACTTCCAACATCTAAGTAATTAGATAAAAAAACTTAATAAAAATTAACTAATAAAAAAAAGAAAGGTTGTCAAAAATGATAACACTAGAAAATAAAAAGTGCGTAGAGCACAATCCAATGAAATCTGCTATCTCAGAAATTGGAGATGAGCAATTTACTTTCTGTCAAGATTGTGAAAATAACATTGAGCGTTACTACTATGATGGTGACCCTGAGCGTCTACCTATGTGGACAGATTGGTATGTGTCTAAATAATGAGTACTCTAATTTGTTGCTTTTGTGAAAACACTTATTCTCAGGGAACGCTATTTTGCGGTTTCTGTAATGAGTATAAAGGTCTAATGACTATAACTGAATTTGATGAATACTATGGAAAGAAGGTTTATAAAAAATGAGTTTTTATCAAACTTTTTTTGAAAGTGGAAACGCATTGTTTTGGTTTTCTATGATCTGTTTAATTAGCGGTTTTTATTTATCTGTAAAAAGTGAATAAAAATCGCCGATAAAAATTTCATCGAGGTTATCCACAGGCTGTGTATAACTTATGTGAGGTTTATCACAAAAATACTTTTCAGACACGCCCGAAATACAGGTCAAAATGTCAGTACCCCGTGCTATACTTACTAGTATAAAGATTGAACAATAAGTAAATCTCTTAAAGAAAGGAAAACAAAATGTTTTCACTAACCTACAAGGTAGAGCATAACTCTAACCCTAACTATCCTCTATCAAGAGAGTTTAGCACTACGACTCTAGTAGTGCCTAGCGAAGTCTACGCTAACGAATACCTAGACTTAGTATCTCTTAAAGGTACTATCCTAGAAGTTTCTCTAACAGAGTTAGAAAACTACACACCTAGCACTCGCAAGGTGTACGCTACTAATAGAAGTTGGGAGTAATACTAATGAAAGATTTTGTAGAAAAATTAGAATTAGAAACCTACTGGGAAAGTCCAGCATTAGGAATTCACCCTGATTTAGCAAAAATGCTAGATGAGGCAATAAAGAAAGGTAGTTACTCTAAATGAAATTAGATGAATACAAACAAATGGTAGAGGCTCAACGCCTTGCCTCATTAGGTAAAGGCTTAGAAGCCCTAATGAAATCAAAAGCAATTCAAGAAAAAATGAAAGAGGAAAATAAATGAGTACCTATGTACCAATTAAATCAGTATGCGGTGCGGTTAGCACTAGCATAGACATCTATGACCTTGACTTAAACCCTCATGGTGTTATCTGTTGTGATAACTGTAAGTCAATCATCTTATGCCGTAAGGCGTGGGATTTCTTATACAAGAAAGGAAAGTAAATGAAAAGAAATGTTTTAATCAGTTTTGTAACTGAAGCAGATACAGATCTACAAGCAGTTTTTAATTTAAATAAAATTTTTACTAAACTTAGTGAAAGCGAATTAGAAAATTTTGATGTGTTTGAAATTTTACCTGTTGAATAAATAAAAGAAAGGTCGCAGTGTAGAAACTGCGATTTTTTCATCGGCAAAATGTGATGTAAATCATAGTCAAAATGTCCGATTTGTGCGTGTCTAAATTTGACTTTTGGGGTTTGGTCTGCTATACTTCTAGGTATAGAAAAAAATTAAATAAAGGACAAATTGGCTAATGAGCCTAAGCAAATAAATGTGACCAGTATCACAGTGAGCCTTAGCAAATAAGTAGCCAAAATGTCAGCCCCTAATGGTAAGATAGTCTTATCACTTAAAAACGAAAGGAAGTCAAATAATGACTTACACTCTAAAACTAGAAACCTTTAATGGTTCTGTAAAAACAATCAGCCTACCCTCTAAAGGTGCGGTTGCTCAATTCATCTCAACTTACCCAACTCAATTACCTGTTGGCGTATCCGTTAGAGTCGCTTGTGACTCTCTTGGAATTAGTGGCACAATGCGTGGCACTCTAATCCCCTCAAACTCAAACTAAAGAATAGGAAATAAAATAAATGACAATCTCAATAGAACACAATCTAAAATTCGTAACAGAATTTGATGAAACTCACCCAATCGCTCAACAGGTCTTAGCACTTGATGAATTCACACGAATTCAATTACTTGAAAGTATGCTAAAAGATTTAATTGCGCCTGCCTTAGAGCCTGCACTTAAAGAAATCAATGAGCGCGGTTCATACGCAATTCTAAAGGTGGCAAACTAATGATGACCCGTAAAGACTATGTTGCTACTGCTGAAATTCTTAGCAATTATTTTGCTACTTCTGTTTTTGATGAACAAGGAGAAATTTTATTTGCTGACTTAGTAGATGAATTTTCTCTAATGTTTGAAACAGATAACCCAAGATTTGACTCAACTAAATTTGCTATTGCTTGCTATAAAGAATTGGAGATGACTAAATGATTTTAGATACTGGAACACTAATCGCAATTACAATTGCGCTTGCTGGATCTGTAACTATGATGTGTTTATTTTGGAAACAAAATATTGAACAGCATAAAGAAATTCGCAGATTACAAGTTGCGTTGCGAACTGAACGACTTAATAAATAAAATAAAAAATCCTGAGCAAGATTTAAAACTGCTCAATTTTTTGCCGATAAAAATTTCATCGACGCGTTCGGGCGTGTTGCCACGCTGTGAGATTTATCACATGGCTTGAGCGTCTCACCATTTGGACTTACTGGCTAGTAGGTTGATAATTTATGTCTAATAGGCTAGACTTACATAGTAAGTAAAAAAAGAAAGTCTATTTACTTTGGGCGTGTCTAGCAGAAATGTCAGACCCTCATGGTAGGATAGAATTAACAACAAAAAGAAAGAGGTTGGCAAATGTCAGCAAATGTCTATACAATAGAACACCTACTTGTAGGAACACAATACCGCTCCCGTACCCTTACAGGAGAAATTATCTCAGCAGAGATACACCCTAAAGCCGTATGGTATCAGGGTTGCGAAAGTTATCTAGTGGAAGTACGCCCTAATAATTTTGGAAAAGTCGTATGCCGTACAGTAGCAGTAAAGGTAGAAAATTAAAATGGGAGTAATGAAAACACTATACACAGAAATAGAAAATTGCGAAAAATGCTATGGGCAAGGTTGGCAATTTTGGGCACAGGGTGAGGACTTTGATACAGAGTCTTGCGATTGTAATCCACACCAATTATTTATCACTAAGGAGAATAACTAATGAATAATGAATACCTATACTCAGTAACTAGCACCAATGATAGTGACACCAATACACTTTGGGTTGGACGCTATTCTAATGCCCTTGACGCAGTAAATGTCTTTAATAGTTTTATTGACTATGGAGATGCTAAAGAATACAGGGTAGTTAATTTATCTGAACCTTCAGGTAAGTTACACACAAAAACTTTTTACACAACAGGAATGGTGGTATCAAAATAATGGAAACTTTTGAATTTCTAACCTACATAGATGTCCAAGCAGAAAACTATGATGAAGCCATAGATGTCTTTCAATTCCAATTAAAGTATGGAATAGATAAAGATAATGTCTATGTTGCGGACATAAAGCAATTAACTAACAACAACGAAAGCGTAGAGGTATAAATAATGGGATCAGTAACAGCACTAGGAATAAAAGATGAGGTACTAGACCTTGAAACACAATTACTTTATCACTTGAAAGGTAATCACTATCCACCCGTACCCTCAGAAATGGTTGCCCCTTGTATTGAGGCTATTGACGCAGCCTATGATGAGGACTATAACCGCTTAATTGACATGCCTATGGTTGGTGACTTTCAGATAACCTATAAAGGTAGCAAGCAAGCACCTGCGTGGGCTATAATTGAACAGCACCACCTATCTTGGTTTATTGACCCACTAGATGAAGATGAGGAATAAAATGTCTGATACAATGATTGCTATGGAATTAACTCACGCAGATAACTTAACACCAGATCAGTTAATGGTTGGTGATTTAATCAGAATTGAAAATGATATTGTTGAAGTCATTTCTATTTCTACTGATGGTACAGGCGATAACTATGAAGTAGAAACACAAAATGAATTTGGTGAAAAAGAATTTACTAAATTTATTTACAACGCAACAATTCCGTTTTATGTTTTTATTGAAGAAGGTGAGTAAAAAAAATGCCGACAAATTTTCATCGGCGCCTGTGGATAACTGTTGTGGATAACTCTTGTGGATAACTCTTGTGACTACTATCACACGCCTTGAGCGTCTTACTATGTGGAATTACTGCCTAGTAACTTGATAAATGTCAGCCTTTCGTGCTACACTTACAGAGTAAGAAAGTGAGAAACTCTCACTAAGAAAGGTTAGGTCAAAAATGACTAACACTAATGAAAAAAAGAAAGTCGCTTATTGCGAAAAGCATGAGCAAGAATTCTCAGGTATCTGTGGTTCTTGCATAGGAGAATTTGGATACTTTGACTAATGAGTACCTTTGATAGAATTCTTAAAGAGCAACAAGAAAAAAGAATTGCTCAATCAATAAAAGATAAAGCGGTTATAGAGTCCATGTTCTCTAATAACAATCGCCCCCTTAATAATAATCATGAACTAAAGAAAGTAGAAAACTAATGTCACTATCAATAATCAATAAAATCACTGTTGGAAAACTGTTTATCTCCAATAACCAAAATTATCTTGTAAAAGAGATTCTTGAGGTTAATGATGAAACTGAATCAGTAATCGCAACACTCACTAATTCGCAAGGTGAAGAGGTATTCTTTACAGGTGGATTTTCTCAATGGTTCGAAGGGTTGGTTCAGTAATGAAAACACTACAAGAAAAATTAGATTTAGTTTCTAAAGAACTAGAACCAATACTTTGGGAATTGTTAGATGAAATCGAAAAAGAATAAATAAAAAAAAGATTGCAGAATAAAAACTGCAATTTTTTCATCGGCGCGTTCGGGTGTGTCTGTGTATAACCTGTGGATAACCTTGACCTACTCACTGGTAACCCTTATAAAATATCTTTAAGAAGGCAATTTTTATTTCCCCCAATCCTGGGCGGGAAAAATTTTTTGTGATTTTTATCACACGATCTGGATTTGACATTTTTATCAGATGTGTGTTAGTATTGCTATATGAAGAAAACAAATGAGGAATTACGCAGACTTATGGAACTAAGGCGTTCTAATGCTGCCTCTGCCGTGCCTTCAAAGAAAGCCTACAATCGTAGGAAATGTCAGTCCGAACTGCTACAATTAAAGAAACAACAAGGAGAATAGCCCATGACCTACGAAAATGATGAACTGCTAGATGAATACTACGCAACAACCTGCCCTAAATGTAAAGAAAATGCGGTTGATGAATTCATGCCTATCTGTGATTATTGCTGGACAAATGAATTAGCAGACTCAGTAACGAATGAAGACATGGCACTAGAAATGAGTCTCTCCCTTGACTACTAATACACTTAAACTAAAACGCTCTAATGATAGAAAGGTGGCTAACCTTGTCACGAAAAATGGAAAACAAGCAGCAATCGCAAATACTTTTGGTCTCCCTGCTGGAAAGGCTTTCTCGTGTCCTGGTGCCACTAGTGTTTGTGAAAGCATATGCTACGCAGGAAAACTGGAAAAACTCTTCAAGGGTGTAAAGGCTAACCTACTACACAATTGGGATTTACTTAAAGACGCAGATCAATTAACTATGGAAGCATTGCTAACTGATATGATTAATGATTTCAAGGCAGACTGTATCAAGAAAGACGCCCCTATGCTATTTCGTATCCACTGGGACGGAGATTTCTTTAATGATACTTACACTGAGGCATGGAAGACTATCATCCTTAATAACCTTGACATTCAATTTTGGGTGTACACTCGTGTGAAGTCTGCTGCCCTCATGCTTAAGGATATTGATAACCTGTCTCTTTACTTTAGCACTGATAGTGAGAATGTAAAAATTGGTGTTGACCTTAAAATTAATTCTGGTGTTCGCCTAGCATACCTTGCTAAGAATTTTGCTATTGGGCAGGCAGACATGAAAGAAATGATAGGTAAGCCTGGTGCTAAGTGTCCTGAAAACTTAAAGGCCATTCCACTAATTAGCACTGCTGGGTCCGCATGCGTATCTTGCTCACTCTGTGTTTACAATAAAGCAGACATCGTGTTTAGCGCAACTAAAAAGTAATGGAAACTTTTTTGTACGTGTTGCTAGCACTGATGTTGCTTGCAAATATACTAGGGGCAAGTGGGACCTAGATCCCCTGCAAAAAAATCATCGGCGCAAAATCTTTGATTTGTCAAATCCGCCACGCTCAGCCTAAAATGTGTTTAAGAACACACTAACATTATTCCCCAAAATTTGTATTTTTGAGATTTTTCTGCTAAAATTGTATTATACGCAGGAAACCTAGTGACGCAAATCACATAGAAAATGTCTCACATTTTGAGATTATTTGGAAATGGATTTGTTATTTCTTAGATTTTTTGCTATACTTAATACATAAGGCAATCCAGCCCAACTAATAGAAAAGAGAAACACAATGTCAGTAGCAACAAACACATACAAGGTAGGCGACCTCTACACAACTCAGAAGTCAAAGGTCACAGGAACAATCCAAGAAATCACTCCACAAGCAAATGGAAATGTGCGTGTGAAGTTAGATGTAAATGGTTCAGCCCGTTATACAACTTGGACAGCAAAGTAGTCTAACTACTAAGTGGCTAGCGTACAGCCACTATAAATAAGTGGCGTGACCTATCCTGAGCAAGATACAAAAAGGCTCACTTCAGTAAAATGTCAGACCCCCACGCTATAATAGAAACTAACCCACAACAAAGAAAAGAGAAAACCCAATGGCTAGAACAAAAGCAATAAATGTAAAAATCCCAACAGTACGAGTAATCGCAGGACTAGAGGAAGCACTTGCTACCCTAGAAGCAGACTACGCAACACAATCAGCAAAAGAAGCAAACTTCACCCTTGCTTATGAGGCTTGGAAAGTAGAAATTGGAAAGTGGGCTATGGCTCATTTCTCAAAGGCTGAAAACCTACGCACCAACTATCGTTCTTGGTCAGATACGCTAAATGTTGATTTTGACATCAAGACAAAAGAGGGAGAGTTCCCAGCAGAACCTGAAAAGGATTTTGAGGTTATTCACTCCAGCACTTACCGCGAGTCAAAGAAAGAAATCACAAACGCAATTCGCTTGCTAAAGATGACAGATGAGGAAACAGTTTCCACATCAACCTACAACGCAATCGCTCAGTATCTATAATTAGATAATGAAAGTCCTGAGTACGACTATAAACTGCTCACAACACTCCCCCACGATCACCAGGGCACTTGACAAATGTCAGACCCACACAGTATAATTAATATAAACAACAAGAAGGAGCCCCAATGGGATTAGATATGTATCTCAGTGCAAGAAAGCACTTTGAAAAAATCAACTGGAACAAACTACAGGCTAATGATGAATTAACTTATAACTCACCTGAAGCGGTATATCCTAAGTTTAATGACTTAATGGAAATCACACAACTCACAGATGTAGCAACAGATATGTATGGAGCAGAAGTATTGGTCACCTGTGCCTACTGGCGCAAGGCTAATCAGATACACAACTGGTTTGTCACAAATGTTCAAGGCGGTAATGATAATTGCGGAGATTACTATGTTTCACAAGATAAACTAACAGAACTAAAGGTTATCTGCGAACACGCACTTGAAACTAAGGACCCAAGCCTATTGCCACCACAAGAAGGATTTTTCTTTGGTGGAACAGATATTGATGAATGGTATTGGAACGACCTAAAGAATACTATTACTCAGTTAGAGCGAGTCTTTGCTCTGCCTGAATTTGATAAGTTATCATTCTATTACTCATCATCTTGGTAATTGACAATTGTCAGTGGCACCCAGTATAATTAAATTAACCAACTAACAGAAAGAGGCCCCTTATGGAGCAAGCACCAGATAACCACTATATGACAAGAGAATTTCTTGAGTCACGGTTAGTAGAAAATGAAGGACGCATAAAGCAACTTGAAGAGCATGTTGCAAGAGTTACTACTCGTGACTTTAATACTGCTGCACAACTTAACGGCATTCGTGAAGGAATGCAAGAGTGGACTTTTAGTGCACTTGAATCAGGAACAATCAATGAAGACGAAGCAAATGAAATTGCAGAAATCTGTGGCTTTGAATTAACAAAAGAGTTTGAGGTTGAAGTTACAGTTCAATACTCAGTCACTGTTAATGCACGAGACGAAGAGTCTGCACAGAATGCAATCTATGATATTGATTTTGATTCTGTTTCTTATAATGATGATTCTATTTCTTATTTGTCATCCAGTGTGGATAGAATAGAAATTTAGTAGGGGGCTACTAATAAAGGACCTGAGCATGTCTGTGCAAAACTGCTCACTTTTAAAATCCTTGAAATTTTTGCCGACGAAATGTCAAATCGACACGCCGTTACGATGGGGTGATCTTTCTCACAATGTCCAGATTGTCCATGTCTAACTATCCCGATTTGCTTTTGTCAGACTATCCTGCTATACTTGAAATAATAACAACAACAGAAAAGGAAATAAACTCATGGCACATGACCTAGAAACACAAAACGGCAAGGCTTCTTTTGCTTCATTTAGAGAACCTGCTTGGCATGGATTGGGTACTGTATTCACAGATGAAAAAACAACATCAGAAATGCTTTCATTAGCAAGTCTTGATAATTGGAATGTTCGTCTTGAGGATTTAGAAACCCCAACACATCTAACAAGCGACAAGGCATACCAGTATGTTTTGCGTACTAACCCAACAGATACAACACAGACTGACATTTTAGGTGTAGTAGGTGAGCGTTATCATGTTTTACAAAATGAGGATTTATTCTCATTTGGTGACAACATTCTTGATGGTGGTGGTCGTTGGGAAACGGCTGGCTCAATTAAGGGTGGGCGTGTAGTATTTGGCGCACTAGCACTAGAACGCGAAACTGTTCTTGACCCTAATGGTGTATCTGATAAGGTAAAAACTTATTTGCTCATCAACACATCACATGACGGCTCAATCGCTATTCAAGCAAGCATTACACCTGTTCGTGTAGTGTGCGCTAACACTCTCAATCTTGCTCTTGGTTCAATCAAGAAAAAGAATGGTATCAAGCAATCTTTCAAGATTCGCCACACACAGACCGCTAGTGGTAAAGTTGCTATTGCTAGAGAAACTCTAGGCATGGCTAATAAGTACATGGACGAATTTGACATCATGGCTAAGGCTATGATTGAAAAAGAAGTCAATGCGCTAGACTTTAACAAAATTATTCTTGCTGCTTATCCTAAGCCTGAAAAAGACGCTAAGGGTGCTGTAAAGAAATGGGAAAACAAGGTTGATGTTATCAATGACATCTACACAGGAGAGTTTAACGGAATGATTGCGGGTAATGCGTGGGGTGCTTTCAATGCGCTAACTGAACGCCTTGACTGGTTCCGTTCTGCTCGTGGTGGTTCTAACGAATCTATCCTTGCTTCCGCAAGTGGTTTTGACCCTGCTATTAACGCAGAAAAAAATCGTTTGTTAAAAGTTGTACAGGGTGTAATGTCACTCGCATAAATAAAAAATTCCTGAGCATGAATTAAAACTGCTCAACATTTTTTTTGTGATCGTGTAATAATTTTTTATTAATAAAAATTTGCCGAGGAAATGTGATTTAGGTCACATGAGATTTATCCTAAAATAACTTTACGAACGACTGATATTTTTCCTGGAATTTCTTTACGAAGGGCTAATATTTTTCCCCAAACCTTGCATTTGTCAGACCCCTACGCTATAATTAATATATGACCCAACAAGTTGCAATATATGAAATGAACTACTCCTGCTCTCCTGGTGGCGTTGACTGCTGGGAAGCAACTATTCAAGGATATGGGGAGAGCACTACTGCCTCTGACTTTAAGACTGCTGGACAGGCCCTTAATTGGGTGCTTGACAGATACCCTGACGAAATGTTAGAATTAGTAGTAACCTCACTCCCAGCCTACGAAAAGGAATATGCGTGAACACCATAGACGACCTAATTAATGAAATATATGAAAGCAATTACTCTCACCTAGAGTTTGAAGAAAACATGGGTGGAGAGGCTTGTGACTGCCATGTCCACACTACTCTTAATACTATCGCACACTACGCAGGGATAGAGGTAGGCTAATGACACTAGATGATGTATTAGATAAGATTGAGGCTATCATTGATAGTACTCATTCTATTGTATCCCCTCTAAAAATTGAGCATTGTAAGTATTGTACAACTTGGTTAACTCTTACAGAAATGGTGGCATAATGTTAGGCTATACACAAAGAGATTTAGCAGATATGACCTATGGGGTTTATCAGGCTGATTTGTTAATCAATGCTGATGAGAACCCTGCTATCCATAACTATCTAGTTACTGCTCACGACTTCTTACAAGGCCTATGGGCAGAAGGGTACTTTGACAATGTGGAGTAGATATACCTTTGTTTGTGATCCTGATGAGTGTGATGCCCTGGTTGAGTTTACTGTCAGGGATGACTTTGGCTTTCCCCTGGGGGAAGTGAAAATGAAGTGCCCTTGTGGTAGGTTCTTAAACTATATTAGTTATGAAGAAGCCCACGCTCCTATCATTACAGATGTGAGCAATGTCACACCCCGTGAAGTTGTCAAAATCAACACGAACCCGTATAATTAATACTATGAACGACTTAAAAACATTTGAGCAATATGTAAGACTACACCTGCTATCCTTGGAGCAAGACTCTGAGGAACTACAGAAGCAAATGGGCTTCTATGATGACCTTGACTGTGATGAGTACAAGGACTTAGAGTTAGAAGATGTTTCTACTACTGGACAGATTCTTGCCTGCTACCACTTTTTGTCAGTGCTAGAGGCTACAATAGACTAATGATGAATACAACACTAGACCCACGACTACAAAAACTAATTGATATGGGAGAGTCAGGAACTGACATCCTACACGGGGAACTTAAAAACCTAATGCTAGAAGCAGAGAACGATTATACTGAGATTGAGGCTGAAGAGCGTGAAGGTGGCTACTCAGACGCAATGCTCTCTATGGAGAGAACACGGGCTGAAGGAAGAATGGACGCCCTTGTGGAAGTATATGCCCTTACATATCAACTGGCTTTTGCCATTAGTGACAGGATAAAGAAGAATGACTAACTTTATTGAAATGGACTTTGATGAGTGGTGTGATACATATAAGCCAATCCTTAATCATATAGACAGTAATGCCTCATTTGATAATGGTGAAGGTGGCATTATGTTTGAGACATATGGTGATGAGGTAGAGTTTGTTAAGTCTCAATCCCCTGCCAATATCTGGATGTATGGAGATGGAGATGATGGTGGGTCCTATGTCTGGAATGGCTGGGGATTTGTAAATAGATTAGGATACTTCATCACTGAGGTTCCGTGCCCTCCTGATACTGATATACAGGTACGAGTTAGTTATAACTGGTTTTACTGTGAGGGCTGCAGTGCTGAGTTTGAGGACCCTGATAATACTATCAGAGATGCCTTTGATGAGCACGACTTGTATAAATGCCCACAATGTGCTACACTTGAAGAAATGACCCTAGTAGGATTGGAAATAAAATGACAGAGGAATACGACCACGACCAAGCAGTTAAAGACATGATTGCTAGAGAGAAAGAAGCAACTGCGGTTCCATACTTCAAATGCTCTAATTGCGGAAAGAAGTTTTTTGGCACACCACCTGAGTCTTGCCCAAGATGTGAGGAAAATAAATGAACGAATATACAGTAGAACTTATTCACGAACCAAGCGGTGCCCATATGAACTTTGTTATGTTCAGTGACACTAAAGAAGATGAGATTGAATTGGCCAAAGAAATTTGGGCAGAGATGTCAGTTGTTGTTTTAGACTATGTGGAGGAGGAAGACTAATGGGAGCACGGATCCATTTTGTATTCAAGGATGTTGAAGACGAAGCATCTGTAGTACTCTATAGCCATTGGGGTGAGACTGAATGGCAGCGGGACCTAGCAATGGCCCTGCAGCATTCAAAGCCTAGGTGGAGTGATGTAGCATATTTTAACCGTATGATGATTAGTTATTTAATGCAAGATTCTATTTTAGATGAGACAGGGTTTGGTATTTATGCAATTGCGGGTACCAACTTTGATTTAGGTGACACCACTGTCATTATTGATGTGTCTAAAGAAACTATTATTGATGACAATGGAAATGTTATTACATGGCTAGATTTTATTAATGCATATCATCCAAAGGTTTTGGCTGAGCAGATCTAGGGAGTGGGTCCCTTAGATTAACAGGGTGGAGCGCTGGTTAACGCATGGCTTGCGCTCCCCCTACTTTTTTGGTACAATGAAAGAGAGGAGATAACTATGGCTTATTCAATCAGACGAACGGCAACCGCCAACAAAGAAACAAGATTAGCAGAGCAGATAGGAAAACTCCTGACCCAAGATTTTGCGGTTGATTTAGAAAGAGTAGGTTATTACATGGTAAGAAATCTACCACTAATAAATTACCACCGCTTTGAGGTTTTGAGTTTGACAGCAATGGAAGAGTATGATAAACTTATGCTAGAGATGAAAGGACCCAACAATGGAGTTCGCAGATAAAGCAGGGATGCTAGCACAACTATGGCTAGAGTTTAAGGCAGACAAAGATTTTGCTGCGTTTATAGAATACAATGACATTGGTCTGCCTTTGGCATACTGTCACGCAAATGGTTTGGTGTCTGAGGTTACAGACCTTGGTGAACAATACATTGAAGAGACTACTCAGATGTTTTTTAAACTACTAAGTATCACAGAAGAAGAAGTTGACGCTCTAGAAGATCAGTCACTTGGGGCTATCCTTACATTTGGGTATGGTCGCAAGGTTGATAATGGAGAGATAGAAGAAGAGCAATAAGTTTATCAGTCATCTGGCCCCCCAGATTTCATCGACAAATTATATCAAACCAGACATATCAGTCATAGGTTTTCTCAAACCTTTATTACGAAGGATCAATTCTTTTCCCCAAACCTAGGTTTTTCAAACCTCTATTACGAAGAGCCATTTCTTTTCCCCGTACCTAGCATATCAAACCTTATATATCAAACCCTTATATCAAACATATCCCAATTTGTCAAATCAACCCATACTGTGGTATAGTTGTTTGATGTTATACCTAGGGTATTTTGCATAGTCTTTTCTATCCCCCGCCATCGGCAAGTTTAATAATACTAGAAGACATTACGAAGGACGGAATTTTTTCCCCGTACCAGGCATGTCAGTGGGAGGTGGTACAATCTCGCCACGACATTACGAAGGAGCATTTTTCTTCCCCGTACCAGCCCAAAATCCCAGGGGACAGAGGATCATCTGATACCAAATCCCTATAGTAAAACCACCATATATAAAACAATAACTTTTTGATTCTTTTATAAAACATTTAAAACATTTATTTAATTTTATTTGATTTTATCCACAAATTCGTACAAATTTTATATGAGGTTTTGCACAATAATTGGGCTTGACAAACCATGTTTCATGGTATATAATGCCCATGTCTTGTAAGGTTTGACAAATAGAAAGGTTTGTGGTATAAGGGGCAAAGGGGGATAGGAGGTTTTGTAGATAGGAGGTTTGGCCGTTAAAGATTACGACGCCCTTCTTGAAAATGCTCCATACTCCACTATCCTCCACTTCACTCCACTTCTAGAATGTCTAAATATATTATCAGTAAGATTAATCTGTGGATAAACCTGTGGATAACTATGCTAAACCACTAATTCCTGGTATACAAATTATCGTTTAGCCTGTGGATAACTACCAAACATATGTAATAGATATGTTCTATAGCCTGTGGATAACTTTAAAAAACCACGGTATATAAACATTACGATACATTGGACATTTCCCCCTGTCTGTGATATGATGGATATATGAAACCTTTCCTAATCATAATGCTAGGCCTATTCATCTTTCTCAACTACATGGCCTATCTTCAACAAATCCGTATGGCTGGATAACCATGATAGATATCAGAGGTATCCCTACACCTGTATGTCCTTGTTGTCACTCAACACTCTTAAGGTTAACTGTAGAGTTTGATCCACAAACCTATGAAATCGCAGGGTATTTATTGGATGATGCCCAATGTATGGAATGTAAATGTCTTATCACAGCACCTACTCCATTAGACCATCCAGACTATGTCTAAACCTGTGGATAACTTCTATGATATGATGTATATATGAAACTCCACTATGGCAAGATGACCGCTAATTATTCTCTTGGAGTATATCTCCATAACTGGGGCTATCCGATCAAACACGAATGGGAAATTGGTTTGTATCTCTTTAGATGGTATATAGGAATAGACTTCTTTAAATGACACATGACTGCAAATATGAACTAGACCTTGATGGTCAAGTAACCTGTACTCTGTGTGGTGCTATGGATGATGATATGACATGTTAGATGTCCTATGCTTTAACTGTGGGGGTATGTATCAAGTAGCCTATGGTACAAAAGAGATTACGAAGCAATGTCCAAAATGCCAGGGTATCAAACACTCTTAATAGCCTTATTGACCATACGGATCAAACCTCTCTTAGTAACCTTACTTGCATCAAATGTCTCTGTATAGCCCCCTTGTGGCATATCCTCCTTATGTAGGTATGACCCATGTTTCTTCTTTAGTGTTTGTATTACTAGGGATTCTATGGCTCTTGCCTTATCCCGTTCGAAAAAATGCCAATATGAGACTAATATCCAACCCTTGGTCCTATGACTAGCAAACCTCTTACCTGATATATCTGATATCCCTATCTTGACAGCCTTATGTATGGGGCTGTATAGTATATATAGGATGGCTTCGTTCATAGGTCTATTATACTTGACTTCCCCGCCAAAATTGGATATACTTGATCTATGGACATAGACGAGATGGTATTAAAAATGCAAATATCAGATAGATTAAAGCAAGAGTCTTATGATGTTTGGGATAGGGTTAAAGTCATTAAGAACCAAGACTATCATGATGGAGTTGTAAAAGGTCTTAAGATGGCTGCTGACCTTGTAGCCAAACTATGATTACGAACATGGAAATCCCAGACCCATTTACTGCCTTTCGCATAGCCAAATATGCTAAACAAAAGTATGGTGCCAGATATGACTTCTTCTCTGGTGAATGGGATATGAACTGTGGTGCTTGTGGAGAACTTATTAATGCCAATACCCGCAAACTTTTAACTAAGATCCGTCTTTATCATACAAGAAATGAGTGCCTTGGTGGATATTAAAACAAGAAACTGCACTGCTACTACCAACAGAGGAACAAGGTGTTGGAACAAAGTAGAAAACTTTAGAACTGCCAGCCTATGTCATGTTCATGATCCAGATGGTACATTTAGGCAACAGTTGAAGGCTAAAGGATTAGGCAGCCCAAAGACCAAGAAGAAAAAAGTTAAAACAGTTAACAAAAAAGAATGTCAGCATACTTGGTACATGCGTGAAGAAGGTATTCAATGTACTAAGTGTTTTGTCCTATGGGATAAGAGTATGGATACTAACCAATAGTGCCCGTGTAGGGCATGGGAAGGTTTATAGAACCTCTATTTTGCGCCGAACTTTAAAAGCGTATTAAGCGATTTCGCCCGAACCAGTAATTGATCCTGCGCCGTCTATACCTTTAGGCATGCTGTATATGCTCCATGATCCTGTGTCTCCTGGTGGATACCCTGGGTTGTTTGGATTACCGCTTCTAATATAATATGCTCCTGCTATACCGTATGGGTTACCATCAGCAAGAATAATATCTCCTATAGCGTAATCTGCGCCGTTGTTGTATGCGCCTTGATAATTTGGTGGTGTTGGCATAAGATTATTATATCATCATATTTGACATTCAAGGGGTGGTGGGTGTATAATTGATATATGAACGTATACACAGTATCACTATTAGACTACGATAGATCCTTTCATTTGGACATTATGGCTGCCACGGAAGAAGAGGCTAGAGCAATTGCCATGCGAGAAGAACCATACATGACCATTACAAGTATTGATTGCCTAACATGAGCATAGATGAAATGTCATTAAGAGAAGAAATAGCAAGGGAAATTGAAGCCTTGCCAATTGAGTCTGGTGTAACTAATGCATTAGGTATGCGTCTTGCTGCTGCACATATAGCAAGAGGTAAAGATAACTATATGACTAGACATTTTGAAACTCAGGTAGACTTTGAATAAAAATGAATGCGTCAAGTGTGAGATGCATCAAAAAGATCCTTTGTTTTGGGAGACGCATCAAACAATGACTGATGGTAGAATTTGGTGTGCTTATGCCAAAAGAACCTAAGATAACTCAAATGGACTGGCGTAGCCTTGGCTATTGGCCTGTATGGAAAGATGGAAAGAAAGTGTGGGTGCCTAAAGATGAAACACACAACAAAGATTGAAAAGACTAAAGTACTTCCATTACGATGGATTGGAAATTTTCTTGGTGAATACGCTGGTAATCATTTAGTTAAAGCATTTAATTATGATGAAGATGATAACCTTGGCTTTAGATTTAAGTACCACGCAAAAATGTGGAAGATCCTTAATAAGCCTTATGAGCGTTGGGGAACATATTATTTACTTGACATAGAAGGATTAAGCAAAGACTTAAACGGTGCTGGTTGGGATGACTATGATGAGTTTGGGAAAGCCTACTGGGATAAAGAATGAAAGAAGAACAAGTACGAGCAATGTTTGAGTTGTCTAATAAGATAGATAACTATGAATTTAAACTTAAACTTAAATGTGAAATATGTGGACCTATTCTTAGAGGTGCAGATGCTTCTAGATATCCTGTTTGTAAAAGACATAAGAACAAGTAATCTGTTATACTGAATAAACAAGCGAGTGTTGCATAATGGTAGTGCATCATCCTTCCAAGTTGATTGTGCCAGTTCGATTCTGGTCACTCGCTCCACGGCCCTATCGTCTAGTGGTTAGGATACCAGGCTTTCATCTTGGTGGGCAGAGTTCAATTCTCTGTAGGGCTACTAATTCCAGATCGTCCAATGGCAGGACAACGGCCTTTGAAGCCGTGAATCATAGTTCGAGTCTATGTCTGGAAGCGTTTGACTTTCAAACTTCTTAGGAGTAGAATAGAACTATGGATCAAACAAAACACAACAGGTCTTTAACTTGTCCAGTATGCAAAAAAGAATGGATACTAAGATGGGGAATCATGGCTAATGAAAGTTTATCTAAACATATGAAGGAGCACGAGTGAAACCCTTAGCAGTAATATTCGATGTAGATGGAACGCTAGCCAATGTAGATCCATACATCCACCATGTTCGTGGCTCTAATAGGGACTATGAGGCTTTTCATGAGGCTTCTATAGATGCCCTGCCAAATTTTGAAGTAGTCCAAATGCTTAATGAGGCATTCTTTGATCAGATGCATATTATTATTGTTACCTCACGAAAAGAAGTTTGGCGTGGACTAACATCTTATTGGCTTGCCAAGAACGATATTGGACATCACGCATTATATATGCGTAGTGATGATGACAACAGACCAGACTATGAAGTTAAAAAAGATATTCTACTTAAGATTAAGAAGCATTGGAATGTTTTTCATGCAGTAGATGATAACCCTAGTGTTATTAAGTTATGGGAAAACTATGGAATTCCTACTACTAAGATTGGTGACTGGGATGGCAATCGTGATTAATGAGAACGGAGTATATCAATGATAAGTTATTTATTTATAATTCCTGCTTTTATTGCAGGGTATGTAGTATGTTATTTAGTTATGACAAAAGGAGTTAACCAAGGTGAATAGTAAATATAAGATTGACATGGGCGATGATGAATTTGTTTTTGTTCCAGATAATATTAAGTATCAAATTATTCAAGATCAGTTAATTAAATCTTATCACTGGGTAATTGGTATGTCAATGTTTATGGTTGGGTTCTTGGTTGGTCTATTAGCAAGATAAGGTCTAGCACCAGTAGCCAAGTTGGTTAAGGCACCGAACTCATAATTCGGCTATCGTAGGTTCAAGTCCTACCTGGTGTACCACACCTCTGTAGTTCAGTGGACAGAACGTTGGACTTCTAAGCCAAGCGTCGCAGGTTCGATTCCTGCCAGGGGTACTCTACTTTTTAGGATGTTTTGGTTCGTATGGAGCGATCTTAGACTTAATTCGACCATCTTTATATAGTCTAACAATCCATCCATCTTTTATCTGTACTGGATTAAACGCTGCTGCTTTTTTCTTTGGCATTATAGTGAGTGTCTCTCTGTTTGTACCTTTGTGTAGTCCTTGCCAAAATCAGCAAACAAAGCCTTTGCAGCAGGAACACAGTTAGGAACTGGCTTACCGTCTGCTCCTGGCTTCATTCCACGCTGTACATAACCATCCCAACAAGGTGCTTGCTTGTTTAGATCTGAACAGCAATCGCTCTTCATTTCTTCTGCCTGACAAACAGGACAGTTCTCACAGTTTACATTTAACTCTTTACATGTTGGGCATCCGCAACCATCATACTCTTTACCTTGGTAGGTCTCTGTTGGCATAATTGGATTTTCTGCTTTGCCCAATTGAGAATCAAACATTGCCATTGCGACTTCTGAATCCATACCTTCTTCTTTCATGCTGTGATTGTTTATATCAATAACTTCAGCATCCTTGTACATCATTCCAATACTGTATGCTGTTGGTTCCCATGTACCGTCTTCTTCTTCATAAATTCTAACAGCCATTGCTGGGTTTTCTGGTGGCATTGACTCAATTGCATACTCTGTTCCAGGAACACCATAGGTGCCACCTTCACTCATAATATGCTCTACCATGCCATGAATCATGCCTTCTGATGTCATGCCCATAACAAAGTCGCCCTCTTTTATCATCTAATAATTATAGCATAAGAAAAGAGCAGTTTAGAGACGACTGCTCAGGTCTATTAGCCACGAAGGTTCAACTCCTGCCAACTCTTCCATCAAGGAAGCATCCGTTGCAAAACCTTTTAAAGTCTTAAGCGGAATAGTGTCTATTATACTACGGTTTTGAACTTATTTCTGCTACTCTTGCCTTTGAGAACTTAAGCATAGCGCTCCTGATTGGGGAGTATCCCAAGTCCTCAGCCTTCTTGCCACAGGTATCAAGCATGAAGTTAAAGAACTTTTTAACTGAATCATTCTTTGAGTTTTTCTCTTTATATGCTATTCCATATGTAAAAGTAGATATGTTATAAGATAGTTTATTAGGGTTCTTATAGTTAATCTTAACTACCCCGCTTTTATCTGGAACAAAGTCTCCAAGGAATACTGAGGCTGCGCCTACTGTTGGCTGCATAAACCTTCCAGCCTCATTCTCAACAGAGACTGTTTTTAATCCTCTTGCATATGATATCTCGTTATATCCAATAGATCCATTTGTTGTTCCTTGTACCATTGCAATTCCATGTGATCCAGAAGCACTGTTCATATACTGCCTAGATATGTCTCCAGGGAATGCAGTACCAAAGTTTTTGTTGCCTGGCTTTGTCCAGATTGCTGGAGCAACTGCATTTAAATATGAAGTAAAAACTTCTGAAGTTCCAGAACCATCAACACGGTATACAACTCTAATCTTTGTTGCTGGTATCTTAGGTAGTCTTGCTCCTATCATGTTTTCTTTTAGTATTTGTGGATCGTTCCACATTGTTATTTGTCCCGCAAAAACTTTAGCAAGTGTATCTCTGCTCATCTTAATAGTAATCTTATATTCATCAAGTTTGTATATAATTCCAATTGGCCCTGCAACTAATGGTACATAGGTGAACTCTTTTGATGGTTTTTGTTCTGATCCTGAATAAGGAACATCTGACATAGCAAAGTCTGTTATTCCATTTGTAAACATATTCTTTCCAGCACCTGAGCCAGATGCTCCATATACAACAGAATCTCCTGTTGATTTCATAAATTCGACCCTGCATCTGTCTATAAAGTTAGCAGCAAATGTGGATCCAGCACCTTGAAGGTTATCAGCATGTGAAGGAGTAATAAAAAAAGCATTAGCAAATATGGCTAATGCTATTGGTAAAGCAATGAATTTAAATTTCATACTTATAGTATATCTGATCTGAATGTAAATTTTTGTTATAATTGGTAAACTAAAAGTTAACTTTAGATGAATAGTGAGCAGTTTTAGTCATACTCAGGACTAGTGACTACTTGATTTTGATTGTCTTAGGCTTTTTATCTTCAGGAACAATGCGAACTACATGAACATGTAGCATGCCGTCCTTTAGTTCTGCAGAAGTAACTTCCATATATTCTCCAAGAGCAAATGATCGTACAAATTTACGACCAGCGATACCCTTGTGAACTACTTCAGCGTCTGTTACTTCTACAATCTCACCCTTAATAATAAGAGTTCCATTGTCTACTGAGACATCAATGTCTTCCCTGGAAAATCCAGCAATAGCCAATGAGATCTGATATGTATCTTCATCTAGTTTTAGAAGATCGTAGGGTGGATATGATTGTGAATTTGTTTTATGTGCTGTATTTAGGCGACTCAACTCTCTGTTGAAGCCAATAAAAAAAGGATCATTAAATAGATCCAAGGTTGTTGTTACCATGTTATTCCCCTTTCAAGCGAATAAGTTAATTTACCCCCCTATCGGGCAGGTACCTTAATTATAGCATAGAAAAACAGGCTAGTCAACTACCCTAGCCTGCTAATCTAATTAGTTACTTCTTTGCTGCTGCTTTCTTTGCTGGAGACTTCTTAGGTGTTACCCTAAGTCCCGCTGCCTTCAATGCCTTTTCGACTTCTGGTACTTCTGGTAGTCTTCCAAAAGCAGAATCGTTAGGGTTGATTGCTCTCAATGCAACAGGTGCGATTGCAGCAATTAGTGCGTATGCAAGTGTCTTAGGATCTGTAACCCCAGACATATATAGAGCGATGGCTGCACCAAGAACGGATCTTCCGTATGATGCTAGCATTGCCTTTAGTTGTTCTGTATTCATTTTATTCCTCCTAGGATATGAATTTTGTTAGTACTGTAAAACCAATCCATAGACCAATAATTCCTGCGACTCCCGCAAAAACTGGTGGTGCTGGTACTGGCAATTTGAATGCAGCAAATACTACGCCACACCCAAAACCTGTTAGTATTGATAATATAATATCTTTCATGGTGTATACCTTTCATTTCTCAATTGATCGTAATGCTTTAAGCATAAATCTATTATTCTTATTTCTGAAGATGCCCAAATTTTTTCAGACTGTTCTTTGCAGTCTTTTACTTCGCAGACTTGATAGCCAGCGTAAGGCAAATCTTTAGGATTTTTTAATTCTATCACTACTCTAGTTTACCATAGTCTTCAGGAAGAAGCCCCTTTAGTTCTTTATAGGCAGAAGAGATCTTCTTCATTGAATAGTAGTGAGGATACGCTGAGCCAACAACCCCATACTCGTCAAAATATTTTATTTCTGGCTCAATATCTTTAATAAACTTACCAATCGTACTCTGAACATCCTCTATGTAGGTATATGACCAGTCACGAGATTCTGACAAAAATTTTATAAAATCATCTTTTGCCTGTTGTTCATTATCTTGTTTTTCATTAAACTCTTCTACAAAAAACTTTGAAGCAATTTCAAGATCTATTTTTGTTTGAGCAACAAGAACCTTGAGTTTTTTATTTTCAAGCCAGAAGTGTGAAGATGAAAAAAAAGAAAAAAGAAACAAAATAAGAAATATTAAAGAAACAATAGTGTTAATCATTTAAATCCCTCCATACATAATAGTCTAAACTTCCATCTCTAGGAAACTCATCATCAAACCATATCTCTGAGTTACTGTTCATTTGGATTCCAACTTCCAATGATCACTGTGCCTTGGCATCTATCACATACATCGTAAACGTTTAAAGTAAATGGACATTTAGATATTCTGCTTTTGTGTCCAATTATTTTACAAATAATTATATTCTTAATCTTCTTTGCCTCCTTCACGAACTAAGAGTACAATTGCTCCGTTGTCTTCTAGGGCTTTTTTTGCACGAACCATATATTCTACTGCTTCTTTTCTTTCTTCACCAGAAAGGCTCATAAATTGTTTTTCACTTGCCTTTACTGTTAAAAAGTTGTCATGATCTACTATTTGAAGTTCAAAATTCTTTGGTCCTCTAAGTGATCTAAAGGCTCTTCTCATTGAATCTGTATACATTACTATTCTCTCTTCCAATGTAGGTAGGACTTAATATAAACAGCAGCATAGGCTAATGCACTAAATATAAAACCATACTGATCTGTATTGATAGCATAAGCAATCCAAAGTACTTCATTAAACAATAACACATACCATCCCCAAATGGTCTTACGACCAACAAAGAAGATGCCTGTAACGCCAATTACGGCTAATACCCATGAAAACATTATGAAGCCTATCTATTAGATATCTATTGTATCAGATACGGGTAGTCTGTGCAAATCCCCGCAGGAGTGTACATTAATTCATTACTATCTAATCTAAGATCAACCTTAATAGAATTACTTCCAGTTGCCTTACCTGGATAGGTCCAGATGTATCCGTTACTTGTTAGTGTGAAGTCATCTTGTTGGTGCCAAAAGAATCTTGCTGTTGGCTGCTTATTAATAAAATGATCTAAAGCATTGAAGTCCTTGCAATGAAACCAAGCCTTATCTCTGATCTTGTAAAACTCTTCTGGTGAAACAATGTATTGTGGCTCATCATGACCAAACCATATTGCATTTTGATGCCACCAAACATCTACCTCTACATCATAACCCTGTGCGATTGCATCAAGTAAGTAGTCTGGGCGATTTTCCAATACTGGAACTGGCCCCATCACATTACCACGGTGTGCTATTTTAATCATGTTATCTCCCTTATTAACTTTCGTACGGGATTGTTATACCCATAGTCTACCTTATGAACTAAGTATACCTGATCTATATTCTGACTATCTGTGAAAAACGAAGAAAATTTATTTATTTCCCCGCTTAAAATCAACTTTAGGTCTTCTATAGATAGGTCCCAATAACTAATTATACCAGGATAGTCCTTTACTTTTTCTGAAAAATACTTGGCTACAGTGGGGACTATAAACTCTTCATAGCAATGACCCTCTCTATTATACAGAGGTGTGCACTTTATCATTTCATACATTCTGTTTGAAATTGTTTTACTAAAAGAAATACCCTCTACCAAAAACTTTTCAATGTCATTATTAAAAAAGGTTTTTTCTTCTTCAGTAAAGACATCCATTTTTGTATTTAATGCGTACTCCATTGCATCTCTTTTTTCTTTTGTTGGCGTTGGCATACAAGCATCAACTCCATCTAAATATTCTTCTATCCCATGTCTAATAAACAACATCTTAGGATAAAATATAATCTCATAATCAAAGCCTATGCTCTTGCTTATTAGCAGGTCATGGTTTGAAACCAATGCTTTTATTTTTGTACCCCATTGACCATGAGCATATCTGTTAGGATTAATATAAACATTATTTATAGAAGAAAATCTATTGAAATCAAAATCATTAAAATCAGGTGACACATGCAAAACAATCACAGGATCTTTTACAAACTTTTTAATATTAAGAATTAAATCGCCTACAACATCTGGATCTTTATAGACCAAACAATTAAAAAATATCTTCATTGTTATTTATTTGATAGATAGTAATTAAGGTCTTCTGGAGTTCCAATGCCCCACATCTTATTAACTGTGGTTGTATAAACTTGCTTTCCATCTCCAATAGCCTCATTAAAAACAGGGCAAGTATAGAACTCACCATTTACTCTGATATCTTTTTCAATCATCTGCTCTGCATACTTTACGAAATCAGATCCGTGCTTCCAATAATAAATACCAACAGTAGCATCATCACTAATAGGTTTCTTTTCAGCAACCTCAGTTACCAGTCCCAATTCATTTACTTTCGCATATGACCATTTTGGATGGGTAGACTTGAAGGTAGCAATGCCACCATCAGCATTCTTGCTATGCATTTCATACAAGAACTCTCTACTATTCCAATCAACTATTTGATCAGAGTTAGCCATTACTAGAGGCTCGTCATTGTTGATAAACTCTTTAGCCAATAGGCATGTTACTGCTGCTCCTTCTGTTACTCCATCTACCTGCACAATATTGCAGTTAGGGGTTATAGCATTAAGAAGATAACTAAGATTATATTTCTCAAAGTGAGATTTTTGTACAATGTATGTGTAGGTAGCCTCAATAGCCAGATTGTCCACCACAGCCTGAATCATGGGTTTATCGTGTACATCTATAAGTGGCTTAGGGAAAGCGTATCCAGCCTCCGCAAAACGGCTTCCAGCCCCTGCCATGGGTATTAGAACGTTCAGGTTAGACTCCTTCCAAGAACCTTTATTTGATAGTAATATAGTAACAGCCTTTTCAATTTTATCTAAGTCTAGATCTCTTCTATTTTTTACTTTTATTAAGGTAGCCTTGCTATCAATAGCAGCAATCCTTCCAACAATGCTATCTTCAAATATAATAGTATCATCAGTGATGCAGCCGAAATATGACATTGCCTTCCAATACATTTCTGGGTGAGGCTTAGGATGTTTAACATCTTCGTTACTAACTATATGCTCTACAAAATCTTTGATTCCTAGTCTTGTTAAACATATCTCAATTGTTTCTAAAATACTATTGCTGGCAACAGCAATATTAATATTATTTTTCTTTATTAATTCCATGAAAGAAATTAACTCAGTGTCTTCGGGTATGTTGCTAAACATATCTACAGTTATTCTTTGTTTGTCCATCCAGATATCTCTATGGCTCTCCTTGCTAAGTCCCTTGCGATCTGACAAAAGGTTTAACTTGGAGTGAGTAGGAAGACCTTCATATATTGTTGCCTGCTCTTCTTTAGATATAACATACTTTTCATCTACACCAGCAAGAGCCTTATTTAAAGCATCAAAGTGCATCCCCTTGCTATCAATAAGGACACCATCAAGATCAAATATTATTAATTTTTTCATTTATTGTTTCTAACAAGAGAGGAGAAAGAGTCATGATTTAGCATCTTATTAATAATAGTTTGTGATTGTCTATCATGATTTTGTATTGATAAGTAATAGTGATTTTTGTTGTAAGCCATCGCATTGTATATGTGATGAATGTCTTCTCTGACATCTACTGGATTATTTGGATCGAAAGGATTTCCCATTGCTTGAAGAAGAGGTGTCACTATCTCAAGAATTGTTCCACCTGGTTTCATGAATAAAGAGTTTGCTATTCCAGAACTTGTTAAAGAAATCAATGTCTTTGTTTCGTAAAAGTAATTTATCTGATCTGCAAAATCTGGAATGTCTTCTGGATAGATAACTTCAACCCCATTATCAATAAAGAATTTCTCAAGAACTTCTTCATCTAAAATTCTATTGTCTCCAGCAAAACTGGCTCCTGGCTTAGTATATTTAAAAGTTCTGTCCTCTACTTTGCCTCTACTTATATAGACAGTTCTAAATGGTCTCACTGATGGATTTTTTACATACGGCATTACAGCCTTATAAAGCAGTTCAAGTTCATCTTCTGATCTTGTAAACCAATCTGCTGAATAAAAGTTATTAATATAAATTTTACTAAACTTAGACATGTCTTCAATGATGTACTTTATTCCAAGATCATCTAGGAATCTTTTAAGAAACTTATAGTAACTTTTTTCATCTTCCCAAGTAACTCCAGAAGAGTCTAATAGCAATGTTGCATCTGGTTGTTCTCTGTGCGATAACAATATTGCAGGAACGCAGGTATAGTAAAAATTATACATTCCAATATTTAATGACAACAAAATCTTTTTATCAGGAGAACAAAAAGAAGGAAAAGTATCAGTGAATTCTTCAACATGACCTTCTTTTGGGTGTACTATGTCAAACCTTAAACTAGGCCGATCAAACTCTATAGTGTAGTAACCTTCATAGTGTGTTAGATGGTCTTTGTTTGTCTGTTTTATTGTTGATATGCTCACGTGGTAATCCTTTCAAATATTGCAGAAAGAAGTTTGTCATTGTTTATTTTGTTTACAATGTCTGTTGCTTTTCTGCTTTTATTTTGTATGCTTATGTAGTTGTGATCTTTATTGAATGCATATGCTGAATAGAAATGATGTAGGGCTTCTTCTGAGTCCTTCATTCCATCCTCTCTTGTATTATTATTTACAACCATTGTAGTTACTAACTCAACTATGTTTGATCTTGGTTGCATAAAAATAGCGTTTGTGCCACCTCCACCAGTTAAATGAACAAGGGTTTCAGTTTCATAAAAGAACTTTACTTGATCCTCAAATGTTTCAAATTTTATATCTGGACTTACAACTTCAAACCCAATAGAAGTAAAAAAGTTTTCTAAAATTTCTTCATTATCTATCCTGTTATCATTTTTAAATGATGGGCCATCAACAAATGTGTCTTCATAGTCCCTATTGCCCATAGACTTTCTGCTTAGATAAACCTTTCTAAAAGGCTTTACATCTTCTGTAATAATAAACTTTCTGCAAAGATCATAAACAGCATTTCCTGGATTGACATCATCATTTAGTGTGGTCTGAGTATAAAAGTTATCAGCAACTATATTTGTTGACTCATCTGTTTTAATAAATCTAAAGTTTGCTTTAAGTTTTGATAGTAGTCTTGAAAACATTTTTAGATATTTTTCGTCCATTTCATACATGTTTCTAATATCAAATATGAATAATGCTTCTGGAGTCTTTTCAAATTGATATAAAAAAGGAGCAACCGTCTCATGAAAAAAGTGATATGGTCCGTTAAACATAGTCATAAAAACCTTTGGCTGATCTGATACAAAAACCATCGTATTCGGATCACGCTCTACTAACTTAAGATTTACCTCTCCTGGTACTACTGGAGTATTTAGAAACCTATGTGATTGCCCTTGTCCCCCCAAAATTTGAGGGTGCCAAGAATATTTGAAAACAGGATTGCGTTCAGTAGTGTTATGAAGTATTGTTGTGGCTGTCATTTTATCCTTTTTCTATTGTTAGTGCTTCCCAAGTATTTGCCCAGGCCTCTTTAGTCTTATGATTATTAAACTCCTTAGATATTATACCACTTTCAAGGAATACTCCTCCCCACACTCCCCATTCTTTTTGAGATATGCCCACTGCAAAGCAAGTATTTGAAACTGGACACGTGGAACAAAGTTTATCTACTGCTGGTCTAAGAAATGCATCCTCTTCATACTTATCAAAGAATAAGTTTGTATCATAGTCTAAACAAAGTCCATCGTCTTTCCACTCATGCTTAGGCATACTATCCTACAAACTTATCAGGTATATCCCAGCCAAGTGTTGTTGGTTCAAAGCGCTTTTGAAAATGCCATTGACCATTCCTAAAAGCACCTTGGTTAGAAGTTCTTGCCTTATCAGAAACATATGAGTTTACCACTGTCCATCCATCCCAAAACAAGGACTTGTTCTTTGCAACGACTTCTTCCATTTTTTCTAATGATGTAATATTCATTTCTCTCCCTTAGTAACTAAATATTGCGGTTTCAATATTTTGATTTAATGCCTTTTCTACAAGTTTAGATTGCTGCTCATTTGGCAATGAAAAGAATGCAAAGTAGTTTATATCTACCAGATTATCCTCTATCCAACTTGGTGCTACTTTATAAAACTTTATCTTCTTTCCACGAGATTTCATTCCTCTTTCAGATAAGTTTACAAACTCAGAGACCATGGAGTTAAGAGCACCTGGACCTGCTGAGTAAACATAGAAATACTGATCTTCATCTTTTAATGCTGACATGGCAACACCCATAGCACGAAGAAACACGTTGTAGTCACTAAAACTACTTGTTCCCTGAACTGCTACTATCATTGTCTTTCCCATCTCTTAGTTGATCTATTATAAAAAGCATCTTGTCTAATTGTACCTTGTCCATACCCATTGTGTCAACTACGGATGTTGAGTCTTTATCAATCACATCCCCCAAAAAGTCGGCAGAATAAAACAGGTTGTCCCTGATCCAAAAAGCCTGACCATCTAAAACTATTACACGAACATTGGTTTTTTCTTCATGCTTGTATGCCTGTGTATTTTTATTTATTTTTTTACCTTCTTGAGGTGGAAGTAAGGGTTTAACTATTTCAAGCATGTGAGACTGGCTATACTTAATAACAAAGTCTTTTTTATTAATCTTTATTTTGTTTTTGTTTTGAATAAAAATAATAAAAAATATGCCAACAAAAGCACCAACAAAATACTCTAGGCTTATCATAGTTTAATTATATCATTCATCAAAATACAGGACTCTTACAACCTCTTTAAGCATTATTTGAACCTCTGGACTTAGTTTTGCCACCTCTTCTTTGTCCAATGCTTTTTCTGTTAATGAAACCAAAGGGTTTGAATCTGTAACATCCATAACAACAAAATTATTTTCCCACAGGAACATCATTTCTTTTGAGAAATATGTTTGTGTATCTTTATATAGTTCTGGATAGTTTTTTGCTAGTTTTTCTGTAAAAGTATAAAGAAACTCTCCAGTCTCCTCATCAATCCCAGAAACCTCTAGCGATCCATCAAGGATCATATTTTCAATCTGATCGTCTGGATTCACGTTATTCTCCTAAAGCAAATTTTTTAAACTTTTCCTTATTCATTGGACCCTTCCAACGATTCAACTCTTCGCCTTCTTCAGACAAAAGAATAAAAGTAGGAACAGCCTGAATTTTATGCTCTTGAGCCAATTTGAATTCATCATCAGCATCAATCCTTATGACTGATGGCTCTAAATATTCTTTTTCAAACTCTTCAACAATTGGCTTCATTGCCTTGCAAGGACCGCACCATTGGGCTGTAAAATATAATACTGTTGACATAACTACTCCTAGTTGCTATAAATTGGTTGGTCTTCTTCAAGAACCTTTGTTCCTGTATTCTCAGCATAGAAACCAAGAAGTGCCTCAAATGATCTATCTGAGCCGTCATAAGCCTTAATCTTTTTCCCATTTTCATCTGCTATTACAAATGCTGGAATCATATCTGCTTCTAGTTGTGAAGAAATCTCTCTATACTCATTTGCACTATCTTCAATTAAAACAATGTTATTATTTGAGTAATACTTTTCTACCAGATCAAAGATAGCACTCTTTGCTGCTCTGCAATATGGACACCAGTCGGCAACCAGAATATAAAATTTATTGTTATTCATTAGTAGGATTCTCCCTTTGCTCTATTCTCTATTAGTTTTTCTCGTTCATCTACAATGCTTATCATAAAGGACATCATACTATTGTACCCATCAGGAATTGCCATAATCCTGTTGTAGTGGTGTCCACAGAACATTAAGTCCCCAGAGATTCCAGTTACTTTTACAAGGGCTTCAGCATTACAACTGTCACATCTATCTTTAGGACCGAGAGTCCATTCCTTAACCTCATCAACTTCACGGTTAAAAATCTTATCTGTTATCACACTCATATTATACCTTTCGATTGTCTGTTTTATAGAATCCGCTACCGTTAAAAGTAACTCCTATAGATGAGTATACACGAGTTAGAGGAACATTGCAACTCTCACAGGAATAACCTGGATCATCTTCTGACATTCCTCTAACTTTTGTATATTCTAAATTACAGTCTGAACAAACATAATCATACGCTGGCATTACTTACCGCTTTTCTTCCTTGCCTTTGCAAGTGCACCAAAATCTTTTACTTTGGTATCTCCAAGATAACCCCAAGCATATCCATCATTAATCATCATATCATTAAGTGATACGGTGTTTCCATCTACATATACCCAGCCTAAAATGCGACCATACTTTTCAGATGAATCCATCTTCTCAGTCTTAATTACAACAGACTTAGCGTCCTTTAGAGCCTTCTTTAGATACTCCTTGGCTTCTAGACCTAGGGCCTTCTCAGCAAGGTCCTTAGTACGGGACTCAGGGGTATCAATACCAGCCAGTCTAACACGAGATGCAAATAGGATATCAAACCCTAAATCAATAAGAACATCAATGGTATCTCCATCTACGACATTCTCTACTTTTCTTACATAGTATTCATACATTATCTATATACCTTCTTTGTCCAGTGATTCTTAATATAGTTATTAAAAATTGTTGAGTTAAAATTTCTTTCTTGAAGTTTTTTGTGTTCATCTCCCTCATAACTAAGGAAGTGAGACTGCCATGTATCTCTTTTAAAAGGTGTTAACTGAATCATAGGAGTTCCCTTTAGAACAATGCCCTCAAACCCTTCTTGAAGCCATACAGGAAAAACTACCTCTAATACAGAACTATCAGTATCAATTATTGCTGGTATTGCTCTAAATGGACCATCTTCATACCCAGCAGGATGACTTATCATTGTAGAGTATCCTGGTGGAGTCTTAGGTATCCAAGTGTTCATATACTTAAATACCTTGCCATATCCAGTTGGAGGTTTCACTCTTGCTGCACTGTCTCCATGTTTTTGAAAGACATCTCCATGCCCCTCAAAAGGATTTTGAACAGTTCTCCAAGTTATCCTTTGAAATCCATCAGACTCAATTCTTACCTGTACATCTGTAAATAATGGAACAATATATCCAGAAGTAATTGCATCTAACATAGGTGTGCACTTTTTAAAACTGGCATTCGAAGCGCCATCTTTTACAATTAATGTTCCACCTTTTTTATTTTCATCACTGACTTCATAAGGCAGTTCATCTTTGAACCACTTAGGAACACCAGAAGAAGCAGGATAAGGCCTTAACTGTGTGTCAAAACCAAACTGATCTTTTGCAATAAAATAAATATCTTTAGACATTATTACAGTGCTACCTGTGACTTACCGCCACCAGATGACTTCTTTGCTACTGGCTTAATCTCTTTTGGTGCAGCCTTTTTAGGTGCTACTACAGGAGTTTCTGATAACTTGTTTAGTAGTGGAGCATTTTCTTCTCCAGAATAAACTGGACGACCCCAACCAACTACAGCATTGACCAACTTCTTCTTGTTGTTCTTTACATAACCACGAGTCTTTTCAACGCACATTCCTCCGTTACGCTGGTCTCCCTTTGCAGTTCCTGAAGTATTGCCTTCAATAACTTGAATTGTTCCATCACCGTTGTTCTTAATGCAAATACCCACATGTGAAATACGATTTACACCATCTTCTGGGAAATCAAAATAGATCCAGTCTCCTGCTTGTGGATCATCATTACGAGCATCTGACCAACGCTCTGCTTTCTTAAACCAATCTGCTGCTGCGACTGTTGATGCAGACTTAGGGAATGATTTTACTCCCGCAGTAAATGCTGCCCAAGAAACAAATGATTGGCACCATGGCTGGAAGTTAACCTTAATCCATGCACCGTACTTTGTTTCGTTATCTTTAGGGCCTTCAATTGTGCCCACTTCCTTCTTTGCAACCTCAATGATTGCTTCTACTGATCCTTTAATTGCCATGGTAAAACTCCTTTATCTAGTAAACAGACTACACTCTATTATATCAGAACTAAGCCTGACCTGTCAATCTGTCATGAGTTCTAATCCTATGACAGTTAGCACAAACTACTTCACATTTTGCAATCTCTTTTTTAATTGCTGCCCAAGAAAATCCGTCATGAATCATTCTTGAAATGTTATATTTTTTATCATGAAGGTGATCAAAGTCTAAGACAATGTGATTTTTAAGACCACAATCAACACACCCAGACGCCTCTTTAATATCTAACAGTCTTTTTTTAAACTGTTGTTTGTTATATAATACTAACTCTTTGTCAGTCATTAATATTATTATACCGCTAAATGTTGAGGCTCTGCACAGGCAATTCACCTGACTTGCGCCACGGTCTCTATCCAATGGGTAACTAATCCATCACTAAGGTCCCGTGCAGAGCATATCAATCATATCACTTTATTTGCGATCACGAACGGACTCGAACCGTCGACCTCCACCGTGACAGGGTGGCGTTCTAACCAACTGAACTACGTGACCTTTGCTGGGCTGGTAGGCCTCGATCCTACGACTTGCGAATTAACAGTTCGCCACTCTACCAACTGAGTTACAGCCCAAAACCTTTTAAATCTTTGGCTTAACAATTCCTGGTGCGATTGGATTGGTAACCCACATAGCAGCAAGTGCTGCTGTTGCAGATGAAGAAGACTGTGAAACAAGGCCAGTCAGAGGTGTAGAATAAGACCACTTAGACCCGTCATCAGATAACTTTACAAAATAGTCAGTGTTGACATCTGCACGAGCCAATGGCTTTCCTGTTTCATCAGCGTGAGCAACTGCCATTGTATTAGCAATACATCCTGGGTAACTTACAGATTTATTTGTGTCGTTACCTGCTGATGCAAATACTGGAATTCCAGATGTTGATAATTCATTTACAAGGTCACGAATAGCCTTATCGTCTGCTTTGATAATGCTTACATTTTTAGAAGGTCCAAATGGTAGACACTCTGTTTGTGTTTTATTAAAAGTCAAAGAGATAGAGACAGCGCTTACCTTAGACTTATTATTCTTTACCCATGTTAGTGATGAGATCAACTGGCTTGGGAAAACATCAGACTGGGCATTTGATGCACAGATTGGAATAATGTTAAGTGATGGATTTTGCAACTTTGCCACAGCATACATAGCATTTCCATGATTGTATGGAGATGAAGGTGTAGCATTTTTAACTGGCTTTACTGTATTACACACAGTTCCTAATGAAGTAATTGCTGATGTTGTAACTCTTGAATCAAAATAAGAATCAATAATAACAAGAGACTTTGCGTCTGCTGCTTGTGATTGAACTGGTACTACAACTGAAAATAATACTGCTACTAGTGCTACGATTTTCTTCATTTTATTCCTTTTCATTTTTACGATATCATCAATCTGATGACATGCTGACATGGGTCGCCACCTGCGTCCCACTCTTCTAACTCTTCTTCACCCATATATTCGTATCCACCATCATGTGTATTGCAATAAGGAGGTGTAACCCAGCCTCTTTCTATACCGTTTTCAAGCCAGATACCAAACTCTTGCTCTTCAGGCGACAGATCGTCGTGTGAATGATTCATATTAAAAGTATACTCCTAAAGACTGACAACGTCAACTGGACCCATGCATGATGGGTTAAATTTAATAGCAGCATTTACTGCTTGCGTCACTCTATTCCTTGCATTTTTCTGCTTATCTGTTGCATATAAAACCCCATATGCATACTCTGATCCAGATCCCATAGCCAGATATGGAAGCATGTACTTAGATAAAGACATATCTCCAGAACTGTGTTCATAGATTTGTCCACGGACACAGATAATTAATCCAAGGTCTCCTTCTTTAGATGTGTCAACCCAGAACTCATTGTAAAATTCACGAAGTTCTTTAATAAACTTTGTATGCATAAATCTATCTGTATCTTTGAGAGTGGGAGCAGTTGGTTTAAAGTTGTGACGAATTCTTTCTCCGTCCATTGATCCTGCATAGCCAATTAAATAGGGACCAGTCTTCCAAACTTTTGGTGCTTCAAGTGCTAGAATGGTACCATCATCTGATGCTCCACGATCTCCAGCCATATAAATTTTGTCTTCATGTTTTAAAACAGCAATAACGGTCATGCGAAAGCCCCTCCAGATAGGTATAATTAAGTATACCATTGCCTAGAGGGGCTGTCAACTAGGGGTGATAATGACTAATTAGCCTTTTTATCTACCGTTTTAAAGGCATCATTTATTTCTGTTAATGATAGCCTTCCATCGTCCAAAAAAGCCCTTGCCAGTCTTTCAATAACTGTGGCTACCCCTAAGAGTCCTGCAAGCATGACTGCCTGTACAGTTTCAATTCCTACTACGGCTCCTGCTCCCAAGACTGATAGTCCTGATGCTGCGAATACCGCAAGAATTCTCATTAGAATATTTGTTATTGCTTTCTGTGGGTGCTCTTGCTTTGGGGTTTCTACTATTTTTTTAGTTGCCATTATTTTTCTCCTTTTCCTGCAAAGTAGCCACCAATAATTCCTATTAGTCCTACCAGTGCATTTTGTACTAAGGCGATTGCATCTGAGTTAGTTGAAAACTTTTCTCCTGATGTTGCCTGTTGCATTAACATTGAAGAGTATTCTCCAATAACTACAAGGCCTATGAAGCCTAATATTCCAAGGGTAATTACCCACATTAATTTATCTTTCATTCGTCATCATCTCTATTTCTAATCGGATAGGTAATTGCCCATGCAATTAGTGTTCCTATAATTGCATAACCCACTATCGTCTTTGCAGAGCCATCAAGGACTACCCAGGCAATAAACATACCCAAAAGTGTCCACAATTGATCTATCATATCTTTTATTACTTTCATCATGGTCTTCTCCTTACTCCCTTGGAATTGCCAGAGGCTCCTCCTCCACCTGATCCTCCACCAGAACTACTTCCTGATGATGATCCTCCAGTGGATCCTGCTGCAGCACCGACAGCGTTCATTGCTGCTCCTGCTGCGACAACTGTTGCAACAACCATATCTGTTGCCTCTTCTCTTTCTCCTTCAGTCATATCTGCACCAATACTTCCAATGGCAGCAAGTGCTGCTCCTGGATCAGTAAATGCTGCTTCTAACAATGCTCCAGCATCTGTAACCAATTCTACATTTGCAGCAACTTCTGCTGTAATTACAAGTGGTTCTCCGCTTTCAGATGTTCTAACTTCAACAGGAGTTTCTTTTGGAAGATCTTTATATTCAATACCAGCATCTTGAATTTGTGTTGCCGTAACATTTTCTCCAGATGAAACTGCTGCTGCAATGACTACTGTTGCAATTAAATCTTTTTGCTCAACAGTTAATGGAGCATCTGATTGTTTAATTGCTTCTACAATACTCTTAACTTCTGCCTGAGTTACTTTACCATCAGAGTTAATGTTATCTAAAACCTTTTTAGTATCTTCTGCTGTAATCTTTCCGTCAGTCAAAGCCTTTTGCTCAGCAATCTTTCTATCTTCCTCTGCTTTTATTCTTGCAGCCTCCGCTTCTTTAGCCTTTTGCTCTGCTAATATTCTTGCTTCTTCTGCTGCTTTATCTTTAGCAATTTGTGCCTGCCTGTCTGCTTCTGCTTTGGCTCTGGCTTCTTCTTCTGCTTTCTTTATTGCTGCAAGTCGTGCATCTTCTTCTGCCTTGGCTTTTGCCTCAGCCTCTGCCTTCAACCTTGCCTCCTCTGCAGCCTTTGCTTCTGCCTCTGCTTTAGCCTTGGCTATTTCTGCAGCAATTCTTTCTTCTTCTGCTTTCTTTGCTGCAGCCTCTGCTGCAATACGATCTGCTTCTTGCTTGGCCTCTATCTCTGCTTTAATTCTTGCTGCTTCAATCTCTGCTGCAATTCTCTCAGCCTCTGCCTTTGCTTCTGCTTCTGCTTTAATTCTTGCTGCTTCTCTTGCTGCTTCTTCTGCTTTAATTCTTTCAGCCTCTGCTTTTGCTTCTGCTTCTGCTTTAATTCTTGCTGCCTCAACCTCAGAGGCTATACGAGCAGCCTCTACTTCTGCTGCTACACGAGCAGCCTCAACCTGCGCTGCGATTCTTGCTGCTTCAATTCTTTCTGCTTCTGCTTGTCTTGCAACTTCTGCTAACCTAGCAACTTCTGCAAGTCGTGCTACTTCTGCAATCCTAGCAACTTCCGCCAACCTAGCAATCTCTGTAAGTCTTGCTACTTCTGCTAACCTAGCAACTTCTGCAAGTCGTGCTACTTCAGCAAGTCTAGCGACCTCAGCAGTTGCTGCTGCAATTCTTTCTGCTTCAAGTCTTTCTGCTTCAGCCAGTCTTGCGATTTCAGCAAGTCGTGCTACCTCTGCCAATCTTGCAACCTCTGCCAATCTTGCTACCTCTGCGAGTCTTGCGATTTCAGCAAGTCGTGATACCTCTGCGAGTCTTGCAACCTCAGCCAATCTTGCAACCTCTGCTAATCTTGCAACCTCAGCAGTTGCTGCTGCAATTCTTGCCTCTTCTTGCTGTGCTGCTAACAACGCTGCTGCTTCTGCTTCAAGCCTAGCAACCTCTGCTAACCTAGCAACCTCTGCTAGTCTAGCAATCTCTGCAAGCCTTGCCACTTCTGCTAGTCTTGCTATTTCTGCTAACCTTGCTTCTTCTGCAGCAATTGCAGCGAGTCTTGCGTTCTCTGCATCAATGGCAGCCTGTGCTGCTGCTTGCTCTGCTGCAATCTCTTCAGCAGTCTTTCCAATTTTTAATGTAACAACATTTGAGTTTTGAGAGTATAGCGCTAATGTATCATTGTCTGATCTAATATGAAATGACCATACGGTCCCGCTTGGTCTTAGTGACTCAAGCAATGAGTGATCAATTGTTATTGTTGTATTAAGTGAATTAGGTCCGCCAACATTTCCAGTTGCAATTCCCCATCCGTTACACCCAGAACAATTAAAACTTATTGCATATCTTTCTGGTTGAGTGTTACCAGTATCTGGAGCATCCCAATCTAAAACCGTTGTAGTTGCACCATCAACGACAGTGAGGTTCCTTGGTGGCCCTATTGTTTTAACTACTGGTGCTGCTTGTGAAGTAAAGGCTGATGATGGGATGATCTGCATTGATCCAGATTGATCCCAGTTTAAAAATACGTTTGCTCCACCACCATTTTCATAGTACATTAATTCTATGGTTTTAGGTACTCCTGCTGTAAAGGCTATTGGGGCAGTTGTAGTTCCTCCCCCACCCTTGTCTCTCCAGTCATCTGCCACTAAGACTCCATCAATATATAGCCTTGTACCATCGTCTGCTGTTGCTAAAAATGATATGTCTTGAGTAGAATCGCTTCTAATTGACCCCGTAAACCTTACTATAACATCCTCTGATGGGCCTCCAAGGACGCTACCACCACCCCATTGAAAGTCAATGTTAGGTACATTTGTAGTTACTACTGGAGAGGCTCCCTGGGGTATATAAGGGGCATTGTTCTGTCCCAGGACATTGTAAACCTGGGCAGTCAAGCCTTCTGCTGCATGAGCCTTGTCAATGCCTACAATGAGTGGGAATAAGGCTAGAGATAGCACTAACAGTATGCGTAATAATCTTCTAATCTCCAATTCCCCCTTAAATACACAATGTGTAATAAGGTTATTATATCATTTTATTGCAAAAAGAAAGAGGGCTGGCACATGGCCAACCCCCTAACTTATGAAGTGAAATTACTTCTTTAGTGCAACCTTGGCCTTTGGATTAGCCTTGTTCCACTTTGCAGCCAACTTGTTATAGTCAGCCTTTGCCTTTGCTGCTGCAAGGTCATTTGCTGCCTTGACTGATGCTGCTGTTGCATCTGAAAGTGTCTTTGCATCTGCAAGAGCCTTATCTGAAAGTGTCTTAGCATCTGCAAGAGCCTTAGCATGTGCTGCGATAGCATCTGCAAGAGCCTTATCAGAAGAAGCCTTTAGATCAGCAAGTGCCTTAGCAGATGAAGCCTTTAGTGCATCAAACAACTTATTAGATGCTGCAAGATCTGCCTTGCTTGCTGCAAGTTCTACCTTAAGATCAGCAAGGATCTTTTCTGTAGCAGCGTTTGCTTCTGTAAGAGCCTTGATTGCTGAATCGCTTGCCTTCTTAGCATCTGCTGCTTCAGTAAGAGCCTTAGCAATCTGAACATTTGCGCTTGCAAGGGCAGTTGAGAAATCATCTCTTGCCTTGTTTGATGCAGCAACTGCTGCTGCTAGTGCTGACTTGTCTGCAACATGTGCTGCGTTAGTTGCGTTAGCAACTGCAAGGTCTGACTTAAGTCCTGCAATAATTCCTGAAAGATCAGAAACTGTGAACTTAGCAATGACAGACTTTACAGGAGCAGCAAGACCAGTTACGGCTGTTACTGATGCAAGGCCTGTTGCAACTACTGTGACTTCACCAGCAACTGATGTTGCTAGGGCTGCTGTTACAGTTCCAAGAACTGCTCCAGTTGAAGTGTTTGTTGCTGTTGCTGTAGTTAGTGACTTGGTGACAGAACCATCAGCAAATGTTGAACCAATTAAGGTTACTGTTGCTGTATCTGAAACTGAGTTTCCGAATACATCTGTTGTTACTAGAGCAATTGTAGGCACTGTGCCAACTGCTGTTGCAGAAGGAACTGTTAGTGCTAGGTTGTATGCTGCTCCAGCAGTACCTGAGATGTAAACAATTGTTGAGTATGAACCATTAGTGATGGTTACTGAACCAACTGCTGTTGTAGTTGTGTAAGCATAAACTGTTACTGCTGATCCAGCAGAAGCAATTGTAACTGTTGAAACACCTGATGCGACTGTCTTTGGTGCATCTGTTGTGTTAAGTGCTGTTACCAACTTTACAGTTGATGAAGCAGTAAAGGTAACATTTGTACCTGTGTCTGCTGTTGCTGCAAGAGCAATAGTGTTTCCAGAAGTAATAACATTACTTGATGGAACTGCTACTGTTGCTGGTGCTGCTGATGTAGTTGCGTTAGTCGCTGTTGCAACCGTTACGGCTAGTGGTGCTGCCGAAGATGGTGCTACAGAAAGTCCAACGATTGCTAGGGCTGCAGCAGTAGCAATTGAGATTTTCTTAAATGAATTCATTTTGTTCCTTTTCTTATAGTAGATTGAATCTATCCAAATAATCTTTTACATCATTTGGCATAGGTTTATATTCTATCACATTGGTGAAGGGGTTGTCAACTCTGGGCTTATCCCTAAAAGTATGAATCTCCACTTCAGTGTTATTATCCTTTGGGGTATGTGATATTGCCCCAAATATTGCTCCACACACGGCATCTGCTAAGTCCTTAGAAGATTTTCTTGGGTGGTCAACTCTATTGCCTTTCATTATTTTTAACTCTGTTAGTTCTTCAAATAATAAATCAATCGCTGGCATAGCAACTCTTTCCTCATACACAAGCATAGCCATATCCTCATAGTGCTTCTTTGCAACAGAAACAGTATCAGTTCTTATTCCTACCTGCTTTAATTCATTTTGAATGTCAAAAGATTGCCAACGGTCAAAGGAAACCATTCCTAAATTAAACCCTAGTCTTCTAAGGTTTTGGATCCATTGTTTTACTTCTGAAAGATTTACTGGGCCTTCAATCTTTGGTTCCCACCATGCTACTGCATCTACTACTACAATAGGTGCTACTTGTTCATAGTTATTAATGACCTGTATATTTACCCACTTATCTACGTGAGCAATAGCAACAGCACATTTATCGTGTTTTTGTGCAAGGTCTGCGTGAACATAATAAATTTTGTTTGGATCTGGTTTAAAGGTTTCATCAAACCTTCTATGATTGTCTAGTGGGTTTCTCAGTGTCATACATGATCTGACTTTTTCTATTTGCTTAAAGAATGCATCTGTAGAATAAGTTGGTACGCAAGCAAATCTTTGCATTGCATCTCCAAGGTCTGTGAAGAATGAAATCTTAAAATCATCTACTGATCTAGTTGGATTTACTACCCAGGTTGGTCTCTTTAATGCAAATACTCCTGGATATTTGTATGAAAGAATTGTATCTTCATCCCAGGAAATTTCTAAATAGTTTCCTTCTGCTCCTTCTGGTAAATCTGGATTCATAGTAAACTTATGAGTCTTTGTTATAACTTCTTTATCTGCAATAACATCATCATACTTCTGTGAAATAAAGTCTCCAGGATAACGGGGGAAGGAAAGCAATGCAACCTTACCAAGATCAGGGAAACGAGAATCAACTGATGCACGGAAAGCCTTATAGATATTATCAGCAGTTTTTCCTTGGTCATTTCCAGTTCCAACATCTTGGGCAAAGCCAGAGATCTCATCAAGGACTGCTACTAAAAGGTTTAATCCTTCGTGTGATTCTCTTTCTGAGTGACCAGAGTAAACAGTAATAGCATGCTCAAACTCAATACTCTCAGCCTTAGAGTTATATTTACCAGCAAACCAAGGTGAGTTTTCAATCTTGTTTTTAAAACCTTTAAAGAAAACGTTCTTTGCTTGTTGGGCGTTAATCGCAACGTTAATAATATCAATAGCGTCTCCAGAAGGCTTTCCGTAGTATCTTGCTGGCTCCTTTAAGCACAATAGTTTATATACTATATATGCACAGGCTACTGTTGATACGAAGTCTTTTCCAGATCCCTTGCCAAGTTGCAGGATAATCTCATTCTTAGTATATTTTTTATAGTAACGGGTTCCGTCTTCTGTGCCCATCAAATCAACCAGATCTTCTTGTCTATAGATTTGACTCATTGCTTCTACAATGTCATACTGTACTTGTGATAATGGGGGCTGACCTAAGTATGCTTCACCTTCAACAAACTCCTTAGCATTTACTGGAGTCTCTCTAAAGTTATTATCCTTAAGGACTTCTAAAAACTCATCATACATCTGCTATTACCGTTATAACTTCATTTTCTTTTGATATAGTAGAAAGTCTTCTCATGATCTCATCACGAACCTGTGGATATTCAGAAGCAATATCTCTAAGAATTGCAATCAAAACTTCCTGACGATTCTCAATCTCCATCATCTCTTCTGCTAATTCTTTATTCTCAAGCAGTCCAGCCTTTTGTAGCATATCAATTCTTTTAGACTCAATATCCATAACCAGTTTAATTGCAGCAGTCTTTGCACTAAGATTATTAGTCATAGATGCTTCATCCATAACCTCGTAAGATCTTGAAATCAATTTGCTGTAGTGGGCATCTGCGCCTGACAAGGCCTCCTTAGCACGAGCACGGATTGCTGCATTGTTAGAAGCACTTACCTTCCACTCATCAATGTAAGCAACAACTCTTTGTCTTGGTATAGCAAGATCTTTAGAGATCTGTGTAGGGTCATTACCTTTTAAATATTCTTCTACAACATTATTAATCTGATCTTGGTGTTTAACCAAGTCTTCTTCAATTGACATACTTTCCCTCTAGTCTATTAATTTCATCTTTGATATAAAAGATTGCTTTCTCAAGGTCTTGAATAGTCTTGGACTCATCTTTAAGTCCCGCTCTCCAAAGGTACTTAAAGGCATTCCCAATATTAAAATTTCTATGACGAGTAATCTGAATACACTCAACACCAGAAGGATCTGTAGTGTAATGAACAGGATGATTTACTTGGTCAACCGTAATATTTAGGTTATCACTCATCTTCATCCTCTTCCCAATCAAACGTATCTGGCATTCCTCTTAGTGTAAATAGAGCATAACTAACTCCAACCGCACTTGCCAGTACAGCCAGTGCTAATGATATCTTTAATTTTTTCATCTCTTTGATCTCCTTAATCCAAATTTTGCCAGATATACATAAATAGTTTCTACTGTAACTCCACACTCTTTTGCAATCTCATCAGGAGTTTTCTTGTCAAGATGAAACCTTTTCTTTAGCCAAAGTTCATTAGTGTATAGTTTACTCATCAAAGAACTCCGCATTAAACTTCCATTGCATTGATTCAGGACCTTTATCAATTATCTCAAACATCCTTCTTTCAAAGTCTCCCTTTAGTTCTCTATATAGTTTTGGGTTTACAGTCTTTAGTTTATCTGTAATATAGTATAGCATTTCACCAGTCTTACTGTCAATCCCTGACATTTCTACAGCATTCTGTAAGATAAGATGTTCAATCATTGCGTGTGCCTTTAACTGAGTAGGGCTGCTATTCTGTTCCAATTGCTTTACCCCAATTTTTCATAGCCCAGTGCCCAATACCACAAGCATCTGCCACATCATTATCAGTAATAGTTCTGTCGTATTGAACATTAATAAACTTAATTGTTCTTTCTTTGCGAAGGTTTCTTTCATAGGTCTTTAGCCATGAGTCAGACTTTCCTGGGTTTTGTGCTTTAATGTAAAACTTTTCATCCTTAGAAATCTTTTTATTACCAATATAGTTTTGCCAAGTAATAGGAGAGACCTTGCCAATAACCTTTGTTCCAGTCTGCCCTGCAGATCCAAGTATGGCCCCTTGGACTAGAGCAAGGTCTGCAGCAGTCTTAGGGCTATTCATAAATACTGTGTGCTCAATTACTATTGCCTCAAAACCACCATAGATATCAAAAAATGCTTTTACTTTTTTACCAGCATCCATCACTTTTTGATATGTGTCTTTTCCCTCAAAGTTTATTTTACCAATTGTAATCAAGGTTTTTTCTTGTGTGTCAAACAAAGCAAAGGCAAGGCTATTGGTGCTTGCGTCTATAGCACAAATAGTTTTTGGAGCCTTAGTCCCTATTGCCTCTGCTAGTTTCACTTTAAGTTATCCTTAATTTCTTTTAATGCTTTTGTTACATCTTTTGGATTAATGTTACACTTTACACAAAGACTTTCGTCATTATATATAGACAACAATTCATCGCAACATTTGCATTTTCTCTCTTTGCCTATTCTTTTTTGACGTCTTTCAACTATGTACCGTGCAGCAATTTTTTCTTTTGTTGCACCTTCTCTACATTCTTGTGAACAGTAGATCTGGTATTTTATTTCTGTTGTGAATACGTTATCACACCATTGACAATGCTTCATCTATAGGCTCCATGGACTTTATTTTAAAGACTCCTGGGCCAGCGTCTGCACATGCCTGTTTAATTGGACATGATTTGCAAATCTTTGAATTGGATCGATAGTTCTTTTCAGGTAGGGTTCTGTCGACCCAAGCCTTACGAACTGATCTCATCCATTCAAACGTCTGGTCTACCCACCGACGATAATAATCATTTACTTCTACTGGCAAAACTAAAATCTCATGATTATTTTTATTCTCATAGATTAGAACTGCCTTGGCTTTCTTTAATATTTTCATGTAGATTAAGAGTTGAACTAGGTGCCCAGTCTTAGGCTTTAAATGAGCCTTTCGATATTCAAAACCTTCATTCATCATTGTCTTAATTTCACCAAGGAGTTCTTCTCCCTGCCAATTAACAATAACATCCCCATACCCAAAGATTGGTGGATCATTATGAGTAATTTTAAATTCTGAATCAACAAGGAAGTCTGGAACATTACCCATTGCTTCTTGGATTCTTTCGTGAGATTTAGTTCCTGCAGTCATGTTTGCAGCGCTAAATGGTGTTGCATCATCTTGAAAGTTTTGGCCATCGAAGGCTAGGTACCAATATCTTGGACATTCTCCGTGACCATATGCAATTGTTGAAGGTGCAAACGTTTTCTTTTGTGTGTGTTTGTCAACTCGATTAACAGTATAGCCAGACTGAATTTTTTCAGTTAGTCCAGCAACATCTATTGGATGGACTGAAGCCTTCTCTTGCTTTATCATAACCTGCTGTAATAAACTTTTTGTCATTTTTATGCTCGTTTCTATTAGTATAAGTATAGCATATTAGCGTGTAATATACTTTAACGCAGATACTAAATTGTTTAACGACTCTGCTGCCGTGTAGTAAAGATTCTTCTTTCCACGATCTGACTTATCAACATTTGCCATCCAAGTTGCTTTAAAAGCCATCTTAGCAGCGATTGCCTGAAGTCTTACAATTTCAACATGGGCGACATTGATTGGAATGTCTGGTTTAATAATTAACTTAGCAATCATTGTAAGGGCTGTAGTAAGTTCTTCGTCCTCCATATAGTCAGCAATTTCTGCCAAGCCGTTTATCATGTCTATTGTTGTTACCTGTTGTTCCATCATTCCTCCACTAGATCTTCTAATATACTCATCTCAATTATAGCAAGTCTTACTTTAGAGTTGCCCTCGCCCATTACGACTACTATGGCTGGATCCTTGCCGTTCTTCATGGCATCGGTTGTAGCCTTTGCCCAAACCTCTTTGTTTAATGTAAAAGACTTTCCAACTTCTTTAAAGTCTACGACAAAGTTTTTCCAGGAAGCATCTCCCTTTTGAGTATTACGACCAGAGTTCTTGTGCTGCTTAGCACCTATCCTCTTGGACTCACTCTTCTCTGTCATTGCCCTTCCATTTCTGCTTACCAAACTTGACTGTGCTTAAATGTTTTGCTGGGCACATCCAAGTCATTGTCTTTGTCTCAGCATAAAGCCTTAAAGATTTAACTTCTGCCTTGCACTCATGGCAAACAAACTTTCCAGTATAAACTGTATAACTAGCCATTTAACTTAGACTTGATTGATTCTTGCAAGTCAAGATCCTCTCTAACACGATTAATAAATGCTTCTTTGCCCTGAACTTTTGATCCGTCAGGTAGGATGTACCAAGCACCAGTTCGTTCTACAATACCATTTAGTTCTGCGGTAGTAACCAAATCGCCAATGGTATCAAGACCAATATCGTCACCTCTAAAATAAAAATCATACTCACCAGACTGGAACCCTGGAGAGGTTTTAGAGAACTGTAATTCCCAACGAATAGTTCTTCCAACTTTTTCTTCAATTAACTTATCTCCTACCTTGATCTTGCCTTTAATCGCTTGATTGTCTGACTCTGAAGAAAAGAGTTTAACAATACATGAGGAATAAAACTTAGTAGCCTGACCACCAGAAGGCTGCTGGCTAGTATACATAGCATT